GTCGTGATCCCCGTCCGTGACATATTCTTTCCACCGGGCGCGGTTTTCGCTGTCTTCGTCTTGGAGCGCTCCTTCTCTTGTGGCTTGTTCGTAAGCTTGTACTTCGGCTTCGTTGAAGCTGTAGGCTCCGGTGAAGGTACCGTTCAGGCTGTAACCGCTGGTGTCGTTACCTGTGATCTCATAGCCCGTGTTTTCATCCGAATATTCAATGTACGGGTCTTCCAGGTACTGCATTGTGGCGAATTCAAGGGCGCGCTTTTCTATTTCTTCTTCGACCTCTGATTCGTAGTTTTCTTCGATCCATGCGCGCGCAGAAGTAGCCCATTCCGCGTGCATTCGAGTAAGTGCGGCGTCTGGTTCTTGGAATAAATCTAACACTTGATCAGTCTTGGTGGGGCGGGGGCCGAGTTCTGTTATGACTTCTTCAATATTTGCCGTTAAAATATCATCGATGATTGCGTTTTTTTGTTCACTTTCCTGGTAGTAATCGATTTCCTGTTTTGCCAGAGCCTGGATTTCTTCCCGACCTTGGTAGGAATCCTCGTCCAAAATATTTTCTGCCCAGTCAAATTCGTCAACGGCTTCGCCGTCATCGTTCACATCCGTCCGGTTTTCCTGTATGACCGGGCCGTTGTTCTCGATGTAATCCAGCACCTCTTCCCGGCTGAACTTGTCTTTCGGGTCGAGGAACTCTTCGATGGCCGTCCACTTGATGGCGTCCTTCTTGTTCGTGCCTGCGCCGAAGTTGGATGCGTTGATCTTGTCAAAGATGTCCTTGCCGGAAGCTTTTCCGTCGGCTTTCCACGCCGGAAGGTTCATGTTTGCTACAACCGGGGCCATCGGATTGAACATACGTTCCAATCCTACGGAGAATAGAGGCCCGCCGCGTTGTCCGTCGTTACGGGTGGGCGGCGTGATAGAGTATGCGGCTCGGCCCGCGTCCCGCTGCGTGCGGTACTTGGTGATGTCGTCCATGGAAGCCTGCCGCGCCACATCCTTCTGGGCCTCACGGGCACGCGGATAGAACGTGGTGATCGCCGCATAGTCGGTGCCGTCCTTGTGATGCTTCTCCAGACCCAGCGTGTAGATGGTCCCGTCCGTCGGGTCTTTCCAAGTCATCTGGTAATCATTGGGTGATGCATAGTCGATATTTTTAGGTGTGTAAGTTCGTACCCGATGATCCGGGCTGTCTTGGTTATGGGACTGCGCCAACATTTCTTTCAATTTGTCCGACATTTGTCGGGCACCACCGAAACGCTCGGCCTTGGCTTTCATATGCCGGTAACCGAAACCGGCCCCATGCTGGTCGATACCTTGGAACAAGACTATTGGCAGGCGTTCACCCCCCAACCATGCAAAACCCCGGGGGTTTGGGTCTTCGTCCGCACCCCGCTTGTGCTCGGGCGTTTCTATATAGCGTGTGGCTTCTTGATACGCGTAGTCATCCATTACACGCCGCCAGCGGCGGCTGGAGAACTTCGGCGCGTTGTTGTCGGCCTCGGCATTGGGATCGTCCACGTAGGGCATTCCCACATCGAACCCGGCGCGGTTGATGGCGGGCGAGCGTGCGGCCAGTTCGCGGGCTTTCAAATCGTTCTCGGCAAAGAAGTAGCGGATGATCGAGGGCTTGCCGACGCGCCGGACCCGGACACCGTAGCGCTTCATAATGGGCTTGTTGATGGAGAAGTCAGCTTTACCATCTGTAATTTCCACTACCTCGCCCGACGCCACTCGCTCACGCGCCATCAGGCCACTGTCGATCTCACCGAAGATGTCGTTGACGCTCCGCACGCCTTGCTTCTCGAAGAAGCCGCCCAGCGTGGTGACGAACTTGACGATGCGGCGGAACAGGGAGGCAGGTTTGCCGGTGATCGACGCCGGGTCGCGGCCCCAGTCCCGGAACATCTCGGCCACAGCTTCTTCCTGTAACTGTTGCTCGGACAACTTTGGCTGCATGGCCCGGACGTCGTCCAGATAAGACCATTTGGCCGCACCCTGCCCGGCCATCCTGAACGTGTCCGGTCGATTTTTTTTCGTTGCCACCCGCGTCAGGATCGTATAGTCCCCCTCGCTAATGACCCCAGCTTCCATGAGCGCGTGGATTTGTTCGTGCGATAGCACCTCGGACAAATACTTGATGACCTGCGCTTCGTGGGTCGATACCGGAGACCCCGGAATGATCTTGTAGCGCGCTGCGTCGAGGCCAAGATAGATCAACTTGTTCAGATAAGCCCCTTCAGCACCCTCTGGCGTGGCAGATTTGCTGCCCAGCGCGTCCTTAATGCTATCCACGATACGAAGGGGTACCCCCAGCGCCTCAAGGCCCCTGCGCTCGTTAACATCGTCCAGAGCGGCCTGAATGCGTTCGAGGGTTGGTCCCTGTCGCGGGCCTCCTGCGATTGTTGACCGGACAGTATCGGCGTACATCTTCGGATCAGCCGCCATGCCGCGCAGGTCTGCGGCCACCGTCGGACGCCCGTCGACCTCGGCGGGAGCTTTACGATAGCGCGAGGCGTTCTCCTCGGCCTCGGCCCGGTTGTCATGGACGCTGACGGTTTCCTCGAACGGGATGCCCGTGGGCTTCATCTCGCCGCTCTTGGTGGGATCGGGCTGCGGCGCGCGGGCAACCACGACAAACTTGTCACCGGTCTCGACAACGTCGAAATTATTCTCCTTACCCAGTTCGGCAATGGGTGCCGCGTCGGGCACCGGCGTATCGGACGGCACGAATTCGTCACGGATAAGTGCATTGTCGACGGTGTAGCCGGAGGTCTGGCGCTTGCGGATCAGACCAATCCGTTCCATCTCGTCGCGGATTTCCTTCAAGCCTTCCGGCGGCACGTGGGCCATCTGCTCCTTCAGCTTGGCGTAGCGGAAGACCGGCTTGCCTGCTTTCGTCCGGTTGTTGAGCACGAACTGGACGGCCTGCGTGAAATCCTTGTAGCTGAAGCCCTGCTCACGCTTGTTGATCAGGTCCTTGGGTTCGCCCTTGAACGCACCGTCCGGGATCGCTTTCAGCGTCTCCTTCATGCGGGTGCGGCGGAACGGCGTGGCCGTGGCGAGGCTCTCGGCCCCCGTGACGTAGTTGACCAGCGCGTCAAAAGACTTGGTTCCGGTCAGGATGTTCTTGCGTGCCGCCAGATCAATGATCTCCGGTTCGGAGATGCTGCGGTATTCCTCGGTGGCCGGGCGGCGGGATTTGCGGAGCTTCTGAAGCTCTTCCGCGACGATCTCCGGGTCCGCGCCGGTGACTTCGCCCTCGGCAGCGAGCGTCTCCAGCTCTTCGATGGTGAAGGCGTCCTGATCGACGGTGTAGTCGCCCTGCCCGGCCCGGCGCTCGGTGAGCGCCTGCGCGATAGCCGGAGCCACCATTTCACCGTTCGCATCATTGGCCGTTAAATCTTCAGGTGTGTATAATTCACCCTGAAGGGCCTCTTTGGCAATCCGCACATCGTGCAGGGTCTTCTTCTGGGCCTTGGTGTAGCCCGTCTGCTCGGGGTCCATGGCCTCATCGATCAGGCGCTGCTCGTTGCGGTGCCGGAATTCCCCTTCGGTGGCGTTGACCCTGCGCTCGACGGTCTGGGTGCCACTGGCGTCGGCATCACCGTTGACCGGGTCCAGTCTGATCTCGGGGCGAGCACCAAGCAATGACGGAGCCTCGGGGTCGGGTACTGCCCCGGTGTATTCAGCAAGATCACGCTCTTGGCCAGCCTTACGCAGGCTTTGCTCGTAATCCCGCTGCTCGATCAAGTCATACGTTTTCGTTAGGTCTTTCGAAGTCACATACGTCTTGGCACCACCCCCGACAGCACCGAAGCCGACGCCCAGCAAGCCGCCTAAAACAGCCGATTCAATGTACTCCTTGAGGGCCTCCTGATTGGCAGGGCTGACTTCGAGACCGGCTTGCAGGCGTTCAAGGGCTTGCTGACCCACTTCTGTGACAGCTTCCGTCGCGCCACCGGCTGCGGCGGCTTTGGCAACCATGGCCAGCTTGTCCGGGCGAGTGAGTGTTTTGACACCGCTCTTGACCAGATCGGAAATGCCTTTGCTGGCCATCCCCTTGACACCAGGGAGGAGACCCAAGACTGGATAGATCAGGCCTTCGAGACCACCTTGCATGGCGGCGGCGGCAGCAGCTTTCACGGTCTCGATCTCTTCCGGGTCCGTGATGTCATTTTCTTGGATCTGTCGTTCGACATTCATGCCGAAGAACGTTGACAAGCCTGTTATTGCTCCGCCAATAATGGCACCAGCAACACGCGCACCAGGAACGGGGATCGGCGCTGCGGCTATGGCACCGGCGACGGCACCAGTACCAATGATGCCCATATCCGGAAGGCTCTCCCCCAAGGTCTGCGGCAGGACATCACCGAGAAGCGTCCCGGCGGCACCGAGATAGTCGCCCCGGCCCCACTGGCCCGTGACATCATCCAGAGACGCCCGGTATTTCTGCTTCTCCTCGTCCTCGGCCATCTGGGCCTTGAGATCGTCTAGTTCCTCCTGTGACCGGCCAATAGCCGCACCGGCAGCTTCAGGAGCACGACCCAGCCGTTCGGCACCGCTGCCGAGACCTCCAAAGAAAGAACCCCGGTCGATATCGGGAAATAAATCCGGGCGCGCGGCAACCAGCGCAGGGTCCGGATTTCCTGCGTTTGGAAGAAGATCTTGTTCAATGGCAAGAGTGATATCGTCGTCTGACATCGCGTCAGGGAACTCGATTGCCCCGACGCCTACGATATCGATCATCCTCGGCATGGTTCAGGCCCCGTTATTTTGGAACGTATTTACCGTCTACAATATTGCCTTGGCCTTGTGCGGCCCCCCAAGCAGATACGGCAAGTTTATCTGCGATGGCCCGGATAATAGCAGGATCGGTAAGGGTGCCCGACATACCCGCCACGAAGTTGTCCACGATTTTCTGGCGGTCTTCCTGCGCTATCGGCATACCCTCTTCGGTGTAGGCCTTTAACGCTGTCTCCCATTTCTTATCAATTTGTTTACTGAGTTGCGGCACTTTCCCCGCACCGGCAATTGCGGTCAGGGCGGCGGCGATTTCCGGGTCTTCCATGTACGCCCGTGCGGTCTTCACGGCGGCGGGTTCTGCATTGGCTGCGATGTTGGCGCGCGCAGTGGCTCCCGTTTCCTTGGTGCGTTCGGAGATGAGTTTTTGGAAGCGGGTAGCCTCGTTATCAAGTCGCGTCTGCTCCATACCAAAGATCTTCATTTCGCGTTCGGCGTCGGCGCGTTCGCGATCATCAATGGCCGTCCAGTTGTCCCTGTCGTTAGTGTACTTGTCACGCAGGCCTTGGAGCTGCATTTGACGGTCCCGGATTTGGGTGTCGAGTACGCTCTTGGCCAGCACCAACTTGTTACCCGCGTTGTGGATGCTGGCGTCGAAGGAGCCTCGGGCGTCCCGGACAGAGGCTTCGTGTCCCGCCACCTTGCCACGTTCTTGAACTTCGTAGACCTTTATGGCGTACTCGGCATTGATCTGCCGCTTCTGGTTCTCTAGCGTCTGCTGATCGAGTTCCCCTTTTGCGTGGCGATCTGCCAGCGCGTCCAGCTTTGTATTACGGGCCTCTTGTGCGTCTTCCAAGGCCGTCCGGGCGTCGAAGAGTTTGTCACCGCGCTCTTCGCGGCTTGCCTTGCTGGCGATTAACGCCTCAATACCTTGCTGTGCACCACCCGCGATGTTGGTCATGGCGTCTTGGCTGGTCCCGCCAGCAGCGGCAAAACCGGCTTCGGCCAAAGCCATCCAGGGATCGCGCTCGGTGTCTTTAGCGAGGTCAGCTTCACGCCCGGCCAAGCGTTTTTCCCGCTGACTGAAGTGGCCCGCGTCAGCCGCCAATAAACGGGTCTTTTCTGCCGCACGCAAGGCATTTACATCAGCGCCCGTTTGGAAGTCCACTTTTGCCGCAGCGGGTAGTGCGCCCGGTGCATAGGCTCCAGGAGACTTATACTGAACATTTGCGAGGGCGTCAGCGGGTAGGCCGGGGACACCTCCAGACAAAATACCCATCGTTGGAATGCCTGCCGTGTTGTACCCGGTCTCGGGAAACTCCTGGCCAAAGTGTGCCTCGGCATTTTTTAAGGCGTTTTCATAACCTACCATAAGCGAATCAGGCGGCGGGCCCTGGTCAAACTCTTCAAAGGACATTTGCGACATTGGGCGCGCGCGCGCGCGCGGATCACCCGGTACCGTCTCTTCGACCGCGTTGAGGCTTTGTAGGCCCTTGAATTCTCCTGAACCGTAAGGATCTTTTCGGAGACCACCACTTGTGGGGTCATTACCAAGGGCCCTTTGGGTATTCCACAGCTTGTAGTCGCTTTTGGGGCCTACATGTGTGGTCGGGTCATAACCGACACCGCTGCCCCGCGCTCGTAACATGCGCCCGAGCAGTTCATTAAGGCTGTCCCTGCGCCAATCGCTGTCTTGAAACGTCGGCCTCCCTCCTGCGGCAAACCCTCGCACGATGCCACCTGCCGCAAAAGCCTGTGGTGGCTGCAAAGCGCCCGGCATACCTGGAGTGCTGCCCGCCATGATACCCTGCGCAGGTTGCGTTTGCGGCACGGCGGGCATCTGCGGCTGCGGACGCGCCTGCGGCGAGGGTGCCTGCCCTACGGCTGCACCGATGCCCGTCGGTGCCATCTGCTGGTTCATGATACTGCGGAGCAGGTCTTCTTGCACGGTAGTCTGTGGCGGCTCGGTCTGTTCAGCCTTGTACCGTTGGCGCAGATCAGACCGGCGCTTGGCTTCGGACGAGACCAGAAACAGCGGCATCTGCCCGGAGGGCTGCTGCATCTCCTTGGCGATCTGCTGATCACTCAGGTCCTTCAGAGCTTCCTGCTGCTGAATGATGTTCATGGTCTTACCCCAGTGCTTTTGCCAGACCCAATCCACCGACGCCCAGACCCAGCAACTGGCTCATCTGGCTCGGCGGTGCATTGACCTGCGTGGTCTCCTGCTGCGGAGAGATCGGGACGCCGCGCAGGATACCGCTATAGAAGTTCAACTGGTTCCTGTCGAAGTCCCTTTGGTTCATGAAGTCGCTATACCCAACATCCAGCCCGGTTTGAGTTTGTTCGTCGTATGCGCCGCCGATACCGGCCAGCGTCTTGCCACGATTGAAGGCCATGTCGTCGCTTGCGATCCCTTGCGACAGCAGGCGCTCCGATGCCCCCATGCGGTTCTGCTGCTGATCGAGGACACCTTGGCGGTTTCCGGCGAAGACCTGCGAGTTCAGGCCACGGTTCTGCATCTCCATGCCCTGCTCTTGGCCGAAGATATCGGCACCCGACTGGTACGCCGCCGCCATCCCCTGCGCGTCCATCTCGTTGAGCTGCATGTTGCGTTCGCGGTTGGCGATCTGGTCGTTGACGAAGCGGCGGTCGCCGCCGAAGGACCCGGCCTGCACTGAGCGGGCGTCACGCGCCTGCTGCTGTTCATCGAAATTCTGGTTGAACCTGCCGCGCTGGGCGTCCAGCACGTTGGTGATGTACGGGTTCATGTATTGCTGGGCCACGCCGGGGTCCGTGTAGGACGCCATCGGATCGAACTGGCCCTGCTGGGCCAGCGGGTCGGCATTGGCCACGCCGGTCAGCGCACCCTCGGCATTGGTGAACGCGGCGGGCGTTCCTGCCTGCGCCTGATTGCGGATGGCATCGAAGCCCGCCGTGGTGTCCTCGCCGAACCCGGCCATGCGCTGACCTTCATACGGGGTGTACCCGGTCAGGCTGGCGTCTTCCGCCCGTTTCAGCAAGCCGGTGAAGAACGGCTCGGCGTAGTCGGGCAAATTGGTCTGCGTGACCGTCGAGGTCGTCGGCGCGGGAGCGGTTTTCGAACTACCCTTACCCATGATCCTTACTCCTATGCAGCATCCTGTTGTTCCTCTTCGATCACATCGAAGGTCTTCTCACAGACGATATGGGTGGTCTCCCAGCCGAAATCCTTGAGGAAGCGCTTCCAGCCCATTCGTCCGACGGTCTCCATACCGGCGCAGTCATGATCTTTCGCATAGTCCTCCAGCGTCGACAGGAGTTCCCTGTGCCAGCCTTCGAGGTTCTCGCCGCCGATGAAGAGCAGGTTGAGCAGCTTCTTCAGAGGGTATTCCTCAACGCGCGTCACCAGCGCGCCCTCCGGTTCGTTCTCCTCATCGAAGAACATCCAGAGCTGATACTGCTCCGTGATCAGTCGCGTCCAGACCGTCGACAGGTCCTCGCGTCCGCTCGACAACGCGACGGCGGGCGCGAGCAACCGCTCGGCGTCCTTGGCCACGATGACGAAGGCTTCGGGCGGGATCAGGGAGACGTTCATCATGAAGGCGTCCCTTTCACTCCTGCCGTGGCTTGGCGCAGCTCATCGAGAGCCTGTGGCCCCACGGCGTCGACGGTGGCCTTGGGCAGGATGTACTCGCCGTCCGAGACCTTGATGTCCTCGACGGGTTGACCGTTCTGCACGATCTGGCCGGGGATGTTGTCGGAAACGCCGGTGCCCGGACCATTGATCAAGCCACCGATGCCGGAGGCTCCACGCTGATCGGCGCTCTCGGCGGCGATGACCTGCTGGCGCAGGGCGACGAAGGCTTCCTGACCGTAGGTCTGGACGAACGCACCGATGGCTTTCTGCGGCTCGGGGTGTTGACCCTTGATCGCGGCCACGGCTCTGAGAACGATGGGGTTGGGCTGCTGAGTAGTCACGATAGGGCCACCTTCGGCCAGACTGCCAAACCCACCCATGTTCTGTTCGACGGGTGCGCCGGATACTCGCTTTGCCGCGTTCACTCCAGCTTCCAGCAAGTTGACACCGATATTTGATCGCACCGCGCCTTTACCTATCCAAGAAGCCAGTTTGTCAAAGGCGTTGGGTTGCCGATTTGCGTAATCTGCGCCACTTAACTTACCGAATTTACCATCGGCTCCCGTGCCGTGACCACCATACTTGGCGGTGTGCTCGTCACTGATGAGTTGGTCCGCGTCGTAACCCTCGGCACCTCCACCCCCTTCTTGGAGCATTGGGGGTAGTTTAGGCGTCAGCGCCGGAGCCGCACCCGGTGTACTCGTGGCAGCAGCAGCCGGTGCCGCACCAAAGCCATAGTCCCACTGCGGATCGATCCCCGGACGATAGCCCGGTGGCGGCTGGACGATGCCGCCTGCGGCGTAACCCCGGAAATAATCCCACTCGTCGTCGACACCCGGCGCGTAGTTCGGTCGCGGCGGCGTCATGGGTCGCGGCGTGATCGCCGTTTTCGGGGGTCGAGACGGATACTTTTGAAGGATGTCTGTCGGGATTTCGGATTGTTGGCCTTCACTCGTGAGAGCGTCAAACCCTCCACCGAAGGCCCCGATACCGGCTGCGGCAGCACCCATCGGGTCTGCGGCAATTGTATTCCCTGCAAGATCGAGCCAACCTCCGGACATCTTGGCGGCATTTGACATGCCATCAAACATACCGGGATCGCCTCCCGTCATATTTACGGCACCGGTAGGATCGTTGTAAAAGGCTTCAATAGCTTCCGGTGTCTTCGCCGTAGGCGTCACACCGCTCGCCGTGTTCATCAAGCTACCAAGGCCATACGACAACATGCCACCCAACGCGGCATCCTCGAAGTCTTCACCCTGCGCCATACCTCCGGCGAACGATCCCAGACCCGCACCCATCGCGGCAGACATGCCAATGCCCGGTGCAAAGTATCCACCCGCTAATCCTGCTAACAGTGGCCAGAACATGATAAATCCCCTTTAGGGCGTGGAAACCGTAACCGTTCCAATTGCCGTAGTCCCGACAAAAGTAGCTGCGAACGCCTCATTTGCCCGGACAATCTTCAATATACCATCATCCGAGAACACATCGCCAGTTCTTAGATTAGCGCCGTTTTCAGGTGTGTTCGTCAGATTGATGGCCGTGAAACTCTTTCGCTGCACCGCCTGAAGCGCGTCAAGGGCCCCTTCTAACGCGGCCACGAGCTGATCGACGTAGTGTGGTGTGATCGTCTGACCCGGTGGGCGCGGCAGACGCGGGATAACAACTGGTTTGCTTTTTCGACTCATTGGCGTCCGTCCATGTCCACTTGCAATCGCGGTGTCCCCTCGCGCCAAAAGACCCCCGTAGTGCTGCTGGCGATGCGATAAATCAAACCCCGCCCGCGAACCCGGATTGCCGCCTGCTTGGTAAACTGCTCCACCGGCGTGGTCGAGGACCGTGTCACCGTGGTCGCGTCACCGGTGCCGACATCGGCCCCAGGGTAGTCACGCGGGTAGATCGTAATGTCCACGGAAGGATTGGTCGCCGTCGATCCGGTGAAGGTAACATCGGGGATCAGGCGGCTGGCGAAGGTGTACTGGTAGCCGTCGCCCGGTACGGGTTCGAAGATGGAACTCTCGATATAGGCGCTGATCGCGGTGACGGGGTCCGTCGAACCGTCGTCCAACCCGTTTTCTTGGTTATAGAGTTTGTTATCCGTAGACGCGGCAATCGGATAATTGTTGAAGCTTCTGTCGATCCACGCCGTGCGCGTCAAGGTGCCGCCGTACCAGATATTCTGGGCGAAATTGTAGGTCGCGTAATGGGTAACTTCGTCCGTGGTGGTCGGGTAGTGCCATGTGACCTCGCTCTCGCCGCGATTGATGCCGACGAACACCTTCTGCTTTTGATCCGTATTCAGGTTCTTGAAAATGTTCTCGCGCAGAGAGCAGGGAAGTGTTTTTACCGTGCCGTCGTAGATGTAGAAATTCCTCGACCCCATCCAATAGGTGATCTCGTCCACCTCAATGGCGGCATTAGGTGAGATGATGCTGGTATTGGCCGAGACAAGCTTGGTGCCGAAGAACTGATCTAGCCCCGTATATGAAACGACATTAAGCGCGGTGTCCGTCCACACCAGGACATCGCGCTTGGTGACGAGGCCTGTGACAATACCAGAACCAACGTTCAAACGCAGGCTCCCCGCTGAATTATCGGTGTCAGGCGTCCAGTCGGTCAGACCTTCATCGTCGGCCCAACGAATAAGCATCGTGTCCTGCGTGCCAATGTTGTCCACCGGATCACAGGCCAAGACCATGAGATGGCGGCTTTCAGGGATCACCAATATTTTCCGGGCAATCGTGGGGGTGCCCGAGGCCCCCGCCAAAGAAGTCAGGTTCACGGCCCGGGTACTCACTCCGCCAGACGTGTCCCAGGTATAGATGCCCCCGTTACGAACATTGGCCACCAAATCTTCACCGAAGTTGTCCAACGACCAGAGCCTGAGCTGATCGGTGATGCTTGTCGCTTCCGCCGATGCCTCACCCCACCCCTCCGAACCGTAAGGCCCGACACCGAAACCCGTACCAGCCACCGCTGTGTCCAGCCCGATACTGATCTGGTAGGCCGCGACCACATCCGCACCGCCTTCGGTGGCGTCCGTGCCTGTTGCAACGGCGGACATGGTGACGGTGTAACTGTCCGCATTCACAATATTGTCGATGGAGTACTCGGAATTCATGACAGCGGCGGTCAACGTGGCGTCGCCACTGGTCGCGCCCGAATACGTCACATAGTCTCCCATGATGGCCCCATGCGCGGTATCGGTCACCACGACCACGGCGGACCCGGCAGTGATCGAGAAGGGGTTCGTGTTAATAGTGGACGAAGACCGGATCGGCGTGACGTCGTAGTAGGTATCGCCGGTCTCGGTGTAGAGCTTGATGTGGGTGCCAAAGGCCAGCCTGTTGGTGCCCTCCAGAGACGTCCACGCCTTCAGGGACCGGCAGGTCCCAATGAAGGCGTTCGCCGTGTAAGGGCCCCAACCGCCAATGATTTCGGGGAACCCCCGCCGAAACCGCACCTTATCACTGTCAAACCAGCCGATGGTGTTCTCATAATCCGTGCCTTCCTTGTCGACACCGGGCTGAAAATGGAGCTTAACTAACGGCATCGCCAACTCCTTCTCCACGTTCCTGTTGATGACAGATGACAACGAACATTTAACACCATCCTGTATCTGACCACCTCGTCAAGGGGCCTTGTAGACCTTCTTCTGGTTTTTGGGATCCGCCGCCGCAGACCCAAAACGTTTAAGCTGACGCACCCATGAGTTCTTGCGCCATGTCCACATACCGTCTTCGGCGCATATGTCCCCAAAGAGATCATCGATCCGTTTCCGCAACGCCGCATCCAGCAAGCCCATTCGCAGCAACTGGTAAAGCGCATCATGGGCCAACGACCCGCGCATGGAACTTTTGGTGTCGATGGTCGGACCAGAAGGTCCATCCCACGCATACCCCGCCTTAACGGTCAACCTTCCCGTGACATCCAGGATTATGAAGGTAGTCTCAATCGCCTCGTTAACCGGCAACCCGGTAATAAAAACTTCGTCCTCGGCCAACTGATATTTATATCCCGCCCGATACTCCATTACCTTTTCTCCACCTAATCTTCATCAACAATAGTTATGGTAAGCGCACCCGCACGCGCGGCATCGATGACCCTCGAATAAAAGAGCCGATACGCCGCCACACTAGACTGGATGGACATATCGTCCCTACGAGTATACGCACCCAAACCGACAAGCAAACATCCCGCCGTATTCTTTTCCGTGTTCCCAACATGGATCAAAACATCGGTGAAACCTGGAACATCGGCAATCTCAAGCATCCCGACATGAAATTCAGGAAACTTCTCGGTATATCGCGCTTGAAAACCACCGGACATTCGCAACTTGATTTGATAGCTGCCCGCAGGGATGCGCGTCTCCCCCGGTACCTTAACCTTGCGGAATTCGTCTTCAAGTCCAAAACAAACGAACACCCCATCAACGTAAACCATGCTGATGGTAGTTTCCGCATCAGAGATAAAACGACCTACTTGAATATTCATGGACCCACTCCATAAAATGGTTTCCGCTCAAGCCGCCCAATCCGCCCATCGATATTGGTGACATCTTCCTTCAGATGATCCAAGCGCGTGATGACCACGGCTTGATTTGTGATTGCCGTTGCCAGCGCTTCCACAGTTTTCGCTTGAGTTGAAATGATATCGTTACCCGCATAGGCACCTAAACCGAGGACAATGGTAACCGCGAGCGGAATGACAAAGGCATAAATAAACTTGGTCGCTGGATGCTCAACAAATTTGTGGATTGGCTTGTTGTCTCGGGATCGACGGTTGCGGGCGCCGTTGTCCGCTATGGCAAGCAGCGCGCTGCTTAACTTGTCGCCCTGTGCATCAGCGGCCTTATTGATAAACTCAATTAACTTTTCGTCTTCCATAACGGCCCCAACACTGAAAAGCAATTACGCCAAGGACGCCAACGTGTCCCCCTTAGCTGATTAATAAGTTTGGCGTTGCCCGGCTTCGTTGGCCGAACGAGAGAAATTCTCAGGTCTTCACGGTCGATAGCTTCATTTGCGGGACCGATAATAAATTTCCCGGAAAATCGACCCGTCCTTTTAAACCGGCCCCATCGGTCATCAACAATCGCCGACACGCTTCCTTCGCCGGTAACGATGGCCGCGCAAAGCCCCATTATATCGTCGGGTTTCTTAGTCACGCGCCGCAGCATAGATTTTCCAAACGGCCATCACAGTTAGGCCAGCGAAGAAAAAGGCTTCGACGATCATCAACCATGTCGGATACCAGCTTATAAATCCGTCCGTAGCGGCCACCAGGAGGCTCCACATTAGGAGGATGAAGACCACGGCCTTCCGGGTCGTGTTTTTGTAGCTTACGCTCAGAAACCAACCCCACGCCATGAGAACGATCGACCATTGATTGGCGGCGGATTCCCATTCGACCTGTTGAGGATCGGTCAGAAGCCCGTAGGCAACCCAAATCCCGAAAAACAAGACGATGGGAATCCAGAACGTCATTTGCCTTTCTTTCCGCCCTTACCTTTGCGCTTCGAACTTGGTCTGCGTACCATGTCGTTTCTCCTTTACGCCGGGTTCAACCCCGAAGTCGTCCAAACATATGTTCCATTGAGCGCGCCATTGGCTACCTGTTGCAGATCGTCCAAGACGGCACCCGTCCCTTCGTTCATTGGAAAATAGTTTAACAAGTTAGCCGACACTGTGTAAGCTCCCGTGTCGGTTCGGGGATCAACAGATTTTGCCGCACCGCCGTATAACGCGCCGACTGCCGCAGCACTCAGGGCTACGTCCCACAATGCCACTTGGGCAATCTCTCCATCAAAGTAACGGGGGGTTGTCGTTTGCCGCCCAATGTGGCCCGTAGCAGACAAGGTGGGCGTTCCAGAACCCCCTAACGTGCCGGAATCATCCGAACCATCAACATATATTTTTGAATTTGCCGCGCTCATGGCTCCGCCCGCGTGAGTGATGGCCACCATTACCCAAGCCCCCGTTCCAACAGCAGACGTGCCGAACATTTGAGCCGTTCCCGGCATCTGACATTGTAGGAAACCGTTGGAATCAAGCGACATTGTTAAATTGCCAACCTCAACAATACCAGCGTTTGATGGGTAGGAATCTGCGTTAATCCAAGCAAGCATCGAGAACGGGCCGTTTCCGCTGTCAATCCCGGATGCAGCCGTAAACCCGGCGTAACCGTCTATGCCATCAAAATCAACGCCGCCCTGCGGCGGAAGACCGCCGGCCACGGTGCCAAACCCAACGAGTTGATTTACAACCAACATTAAAAACCTCGCCTCAATTCACAGATGTTGCGGGCCAACCGACCGTCAAATCAATGTAATTCGGATCTCCCGGGTCCGTCAATTTGGCGATCTTCTCTGCGTCGGTTCCGGTCACGCCTGCGATTAACCCGTGCAAAGCATAATACCGGTCGCCGCAGGCTTTCAAATGCCCGTAGACGCCCCAATAATAATCCTGGAATTGCGCCTCGGTCCACGATTTCAGTGCCACGTCCTCGTCAATCCAATCGTTCGCGGCAGGACTAACCTTGCAACAAAGAACATGACCAGACGTGCCCGCCGCGCCCAAAGTAATCAAAAGCCGGTCAACGCTTCTGGACGCAATTGTGTATTCCCCGGCTCCGGGGGATGACGCGGCATAGGTTAGATTCGTTCTTGCTGCCGTTGTGTTGTTGATCGTGAAAACTTCCATGTCGCCATCATCGCGCGGATACAGTCCGGCGAAGACGTGGTTTAACTCTGTGCCGTCCAGCTTTGTTTGGCTGAACCCGCCGTTCAATCGAAAGACTGCGGCAATTAGCAACTGCCACGTCAAAAGATCGCCCGCAATAATGTAGTTTGCGGATGAATCGCCGTCATTATATGCAAACGGCGATTTTTTGGTGTTCAGAACCTCACTTAGTTGGCCGTATTTCCACTGAATAATTTGGGCAACTGAAAGATATGCGTAATCAATAGTTGCCGGGTCAAGTGTTAGCGTTGCGGTGGCGGCGCGGTATCCAGCCGGGCTACTCAATAACGTTGCAACGGCATAATAGGGCTTTGTGCCGACCGGCGTGGTCAGAAAAACCGCGTCGCTTGAAACCTCGTCATGGCCTACCGCCACGCTGTCAACTATTTTAATTCTGTACGTCATGCGTCATTCCCCGCGTTTATCGTGTAAAGCACAGTCCAACCAAGCAACCCGGCATCAATTGCTAGTGTGTCGTTGGTCCCGTCATCTGCCTTGCGGGACATCTGGAAACAAGTCAACCTCTCCCCGGCAGGCGACCCGCCGATGGTTACTGCTGCCGTTTCTGGACCATAATAAATATCGTTGGTTGTGCCGCCCGTGTCGTCGGAATAGATGGCCGTTCCAAACGCGGTGTCCGCGGCGTCCCCGTCTGCAAATGCCACCGCTTGAATCCCCCACGAAACCTTGAAATTTGTAGTTGTCGCCGCGTGTTTCCAAACAGGAATTGCCGTTATGGTGCCGCCATCATAGGACTTTGGCATGTATATCCACGTTTGAGCGTATTCAATGGTTGATGCGTCGAAATCCAACGTGTTTAAGTTGACCTTGTTGGTGGACGTTTCGACAACCGCTGTGGCGGCAGACCCCGCAGTTTCGCGCGGCGTTTCAGCAGGGGCCGGGATCCAGATGGTATGAACGCCCTGCGTCAACGGGGTGGTGGAGATACCCGCATCATAGGCTTGGACATCCGATCCAATCGCCACACCAATCGAGGTGCGAAGCGTTGCACCACTCTCAAGGACCGGGTCCGTGGTGCCATCGCCTACAACCATTTCACCATCTGCCATTGCCGCCAACGCCGTGACGGGGTCCGTACCAGAACCCAACAAAATACCACCATCGGTCAATGTCGACGCCCCCGTACCGCCGTCCGCAACGACCAAATCCGTAATCCCGGTGATCGTGCCCCCCGTAATGATCGCACTGGCCGTCGCCAGGGCCGTAAAATAGGTTACCGCATCAACCACGTTCGTGCCGTCACAGTATAGCGCCATATACCGGGTCGTTGGCACCGTGATCCCCGTCCCAGCAGACGTCTTCACAACTATTGACTGGCCACCCGTGGTGTTGTTCCTGACAAAGTAAAGCTTCGAGACCGTCGGCACCACCATGTTCCGGGTCGTCGTTAACGTCGCACCCCCTGTAAAATTCAAGAACATATTGCGCGCTTCATCCGCCGACCCGTTGGCCGTGGTTAGCGTATCATCGGCATCGGATGCCCACGCCACCGTCGAGGTGCCGGAGACCGCAGCTTCCCAAAGATCGTACTGGGTATTCGTGGTCGCGCCCCACGTGCCACTCTGCTCGCCGGTGGCGATCTTCTCAATCCGAAGCCCGGAGGTATATGTGCTTGCCATTTTGAACCTCTATCGTGTGTCTACGTCGGCCCAACCGGGCGTCTGGGTTGCCGGGGTGTCCCCCCAAACCGGGGTCTGGGTTATCGGTCTGTCACTCCACCCCGGTGTCTGGCTCGTATCAAAATCCGTCCATGTGTCAATACCAATATAATTCATGGACATCGTCATCAAATCCGACGTCACGTCGGTGTTGGCGTCTCCTGTCACACTCTCGGCACCATCCGATGCCGTCATTCCATCCGACGTAACCGCAGTCGAAACGTCTCCGAACCCAAAGGGCCTTATACCCCAACCGCCACCGCCCCACGCCATAATCAGGCGATCCTGATGATGGCGTTACTCGCGTCCGCTGCCGGGAACATGATCGTAAAATCCCCCGCCGTGGCCGTCTTATCAGACCCAAAATCCAAGACCAGCACCGCCGCATCACTGGCGTGCGTATCATTATAGATTAAAGCCCCGCGCGCCGTAAACGTGGCCGTCGACCAAGTCAAATCCGCAAAATCACAAAAGGCTGTCGTTCCGGAGGTCGTCGGTGTGACATTGGTCAACGCAGCGCCCGTACCTGAATACCCGGTACCCGCGATCTCATTGGTCGCCGTGTACACCGTGGTCGTCGCACCGAGTGTGGCGGAACTGGTGTACAAGGCGGTCTTGAACGAATGACTCCCGTTCGTGAAGTCATGCTCCGCGACAAGAAGTTCCTGCTTAAAGCTCGTGCAGAGGGCTTGCGTTATCGCCATTTCAATTCATCTCCTTGTGTGCCACCGCCATTTCGGCTGCCATGGTCGTGCGCTCACTCAACATTGCCTGACGCATATAGAAAAGCAAGACACTGCGGATGTTGTCCCGGTAAGCCAAGGCCTGCTCCCGAAGCGGTTCCGGGGCTTCCTTGCCGACAAAGATGATCTTGTCCAAAGCCATCTCAGTCAGCTCCTCGGCACTGTGCCCGCGATTTTGCGTAGTGTGCACCATGACATTGCCGACGTCCGTACCCAATGGATTAAACATCAAGTCACCGCCATTCGCGTCTGGCCGGAGCGGTAGGCATCCTGACGATTCTTGCCATCGCCCAGCTCCTTGAGCTTGATCAACGCTTCCTTGAATTTCGTGTCGTAAAGCTGGATCAAATCCGGCTCCCCTTTCATGAAGGTGTAAGCCTCGACAAGACAAGCATAGAGCATGACCGCCTCGTTCTCATCGCCCAACCATGTATTGGTCGCCGTGACGATGCTCTCCGGTTTGTAAAAGTAGTGCAGCTCCGTCGTCAACGAAGCCGCAGGTGTGGGAGCCAACACGAAGGTGTTCTCATCCCAAAGCGCATAGTATCTCGGCTGATCCTCCGTGCCGACGGCCCGGAAAGCTTCCCGGATAAAATTTACGTCTTTATTGATCAGGAAATAGTAATCACCTGCGGCATCTGTCACCGACAGGGAGAACACCGAAATGAAATCATCCGGCGTATTCAGGAACCGGTTCGACGCGGTCAGGCTACCGAACTGAGACCGCCGCAGTGCCGGGAGCTGCACCATATGATAGATACGATCCTCGGCCTGCTTAACGAACACGGGAATGTCGGCAACAAACGTCGCTTCCGAATTCTGCGTGTACTCCTGAATGGCAGCGGTCAATTCAGTATAGTTCATGGCCTACATCCTGAAACTCGTGCCCCGTGTCGCCGCGCCCCCGCCTCGGGCCGTCCCTGTAGACTGGTTCGTCGGCCTCAAGCTGGAGGTAACCAAGCCACCCTTCCTGTAAGCTTTACCTTTGCGGACCTTGGCCGGGGGGCCTTTCACCTTACCGCCGCCCTTGTAACCTTTCATCGGCTTCTTCATCTTCCTGCTCCTATGACGTTGTAACCGTTACTGAACCAATACTCGCTGTCATCTCCGTCGCAACGGGATTACCTACCGGATTCCAGCCAAATGTGCTCGTGCTCGAAAGCTGGCTCTGATCGGGGCGCGGATTTTCCAGCGTCTGCGGATCATAAATCCTGAACCGCCCCAACTGAAGCTGCGGATGATCCGGATCCAAACATTCAGGACACACCCGCAAACCATTCTGCTTCTTATCCGTGAACTCCCACTTCAACTCCCCCAGATCATAACGAAATCCACAACGGTCACAAAAACCGAAGGCATACCGACCAGATGCAAACTCCGTACCGCTCATGGCCCTAAGTCCACATCAATGAACTCTTGCAGCGGCGTAAACACCAAGGACGCCTTGGTGCGGTCCTCGGACGCCGCCAACTCATAAGCTTCTTCATAGAGCGCCTTCAACACCGGAATACGCGTCTCCAGTTCCGGACGCTTCAATGCAAGATTGAAGGCCAACCCGGCGATCAACGCTGGAACAAACCGTTCCGGCATATCCGGATTATTGGTATTCGCCGCACCCAAGTCCTCGATACGCCGCACGTACCAGTAAACGAAGTCCTGATCGCCGTCATTCGGCTCGGGATACAGGGTCACCGTCGCCCGGTTCTGCCGGTCCACGTACATGGAAGTCGGGCGGCTCTCGGTATTCTTGTTCGAAGTCTGGACGTAAGTCGAAACCGACAACCGGGTCAGATTATAATCCGTCTGGTTCGCGGCCCCGACATCGGTTCGCACCACGGCATCCAGCACGTCGATACAGTCATCGGCCAAACTGTACGTCTTGGTGCCCGCCACCAGATCAATGGTGGCTTCCTTCACCGTCCACAGGTTCAATCCACGATTGACCCACTCCAGCATCATGATCTGAAGACTGCGCCGGGCCGTACGAAGATCGTAACCCGTTCGCATTTCTGTACCGGCACGTTCGTAAGCCTCCTCACAAAGCTGGAGGATATCAAGCTTAAAATCTGCCGTGCCACTGGTTGTCGGTGCGGCCATCGGTCTTTCCTACTTGTGCGGAGGCGGTTGTTTTGGTTTACGGATCGGCATCAGATTTTCCTTCTCGGTTTGGACTTGTTCACCTTGGCCGTCGTTACCTGTCGATTACTTGGCGCGTTATTGCGCGGGTTATTATCCTTATGATGGACTTCCTTGCCATCCCCCACCCGGACTTTTCCCTCTTTCTCAGCCGCGTACCGGGCACGATGACGCGCGTTGTTATCCTTCAGGTGATTCTTGTGGTACGTCTGATACTCTCTCCGGTAGTTGCGTTGTCTTTTCATGATTACCGGATTTCCTTCCACCCGACATGACCGACCGCATCACATGTGGCATTCATGGATGTGAAGCACAGCGTCATATGCGTCGGGTTAGCTCCGTCAATATCAAGGTGCAACGGGTATCTTGACGACAAGAGCCCCGCCGCACTTCCCGAAAACGTCTTGGACCCAAATCCCCCGGCACGGGCTCCCCCGTGGCCAATACCGGTTCAAGGTCTGTGCGGACAACGCCGCCGACGACACTCATTACCCAAGCACCTCCCGCATCTTGGCCCTGCTCACCTCGGCATCCGCCGCAAGCTTCTTGGCCGCGTTCAACGCCTTCTCACCGTCGACCCGGTCCTTCGCCGCCCCCTCCTTAATACCTTCGATCTCCGCAAGCATCTCCGTCCGCTCTCGGGTCAGCGCCGTGCGCGCCTGAGCAACTTCATTGTTTTCAACATCGATCCGGGCTGCATACGCACTCAGCTCGCGCTTGTCATCACGGAGCTGCGCCCGCGCCACCTTGACATTTTCGCTGTGTGTCTCTTTATCTTGATCAAGTGTTTCCCATGCTGCCGCAAGCGCCTTCTTGTCTTTCTGGATGATCGCGAGGTCTTTGTCCCATGCGGCTTCATGCTGACGAACTTCAGCGTCGAAGGCATCCTTGGCCACCTTCTGCTCTTTCATCGCCGCATTGGCCTTACGGGCGGCGCGCTCAAGATCTTTTAGGGCTTTCTTGAGCGCATCCGGCGACCCCAGCATCTCAAGGAGATCGGCTAGGGTGTATTCACCGTCGACGTCCGCCGTGACAGTGATATTACTGGAAATAGCCATCGATTAGCTCCTTCCCGCATGAATGACCGTGGCCGCGACCCCACCCGCCGTGTGCGCCGTAATGGCCAGCCGGGTGGCTGTTGGCGGATTGGTGTAGTTGCCGTCCTGGTTCGTCGTTTCACCGGTCAATGTTGCGTGGGTGTAGACCGTTGCGTCGTCCTCGACAAAACCCGTGGCCAAGATGTTGTCGAACGTGTGTTGCATAGCGTAGGTCAGGTTCCCCGTGGCGTTAAGCGCACATCCGATTGCCACATTAAAATCAGGGCCTCGGTAGTTAAGTAGAAACCAGCCGCTTTCACACACCCCCGTCACACCGCCTTCCACGGCGTTCGCCGAAGCTGCACTCGCCGTGATCCGGTCCAGCCATGCGAGGTTCTTGGACTGCGTGGTGCTGGTGCCCGCGTTGACCCCGGTGATGGCGTCGGTCATTGCGTTGCCGTAGCGGTCCTCACCGCGCGCCGTGAAGGTGACAAGCTGGTCGTCGCCCACCGAATAGATGGCCACATGCTGCGGTGTGGCAAAGGAGACGTAGCCGTTGACACCGACTTCGACATCCCCTGCCCCGGCGGTGTCCGACGTAACCGACGTAATGTGGTGCATCTTGGTCGACCCAAGAACAATCAGCCCCGCACCGGGCCCGGTTATGGCCTCGGTAAGCGGGTTGTGCAGCGCATCTTCACCGATAACCGTGAACGTCGCACCCGTTTCGTCGCCCGCGCCGTAGATCAAGACGTAGACCCCGCGCCGGTCACGGAAATCGACACCGAGAACGCCGTTCAAGGTCAGCGCCGTATCCGCCACGGGCGTCTGCGCGGCACAGATACCATTGCGATCATAGCCGGTGGAAAGTGCGCCGTTGATCAAAAAATCCAACCGCGCAGCCAAAAGGGTCTCCGTGGTGGAGGTGCCGTTCCTGTCGAGGGCGTCGGGAGTAAGAGTGATGACCTTCGGTCTGGACATCTTTATATCCTCTCTTGTGTGAAAGCGTCAGTGCACGGAAGCCACATCCTCTTTCTTGATTTCATGAAATGTCTGCGGCTCGATATACATGTCATCAAGGACCGAGTCTTCATCCTCGGCAATCAGCACCTCTTTAGGTACGTCATCGCAAAAATGGAACCGATGGGGGTACTTCAATGCCGCAGCGGTAGCATCCGCAAACAACCATTCGGTGACGTTCACCACCTCGGTCTTGATGTAACCGTAAAGCATCGGCTCCCAAGGACTGGGCTTGGCGATGTGGCTGTCATCGCTAATGACCAACCTGATCCCCCGGCCAACCGCAATCCCCGCCCAATAATTCAGACACGAACGCTGCTCAAAATATTCCAGAGAGTGGGGAAGCACCATCAACCGGTGGATCACGATGTCGTCGTAACCCCGATAGATGGCTTCGGCCATCATGTAGGCCACAGTACTGGTGAAATATGCCGCACCATATTTCGCCATTTCATTGATTGTCAAAGCGCGTTTCTTGTCCACCAACTGCTGGGGTAACATCTTGAATTCGGTCATGATCTCCCGAAGACGGAATGCCTCCGACTTGGGGATATCAGGGTAGTGAACCTTGGTTGTGACAGGGATATCCAGCGCCGCGAGATACTGGATATGCTTGGGGTGGGTCGCCTCAAGCGTCTGCTCAACATCATCAAAAAAGAACTGACGATCAATTTTCTGACGATGCTCATCACCGGCAACCCGCGCAGGATCATCAACACCCCACACCTCGGGGTCGTCGGTATTCCAGATGTAACTACGGTTACACCCCCACACCTCTGCGCCGCGAATGATCTCATTCAGCGGGGCAAACATGCCGGTAAGAACTACCGCCTTGCGGCGGGCTAACCCAAACCGGGCCAGCCCGCGCCTTATGCGAGGCCAAATCGTCATCGCGCAGCCTCCTACGCGGTAGTCGTATCAGCAGCAAGCGGCGGCACAACAACCGCGTGCTCATCAATGTTATCGATGGCGTAGTTCTCAATGCACCGGCAACTACCAGGATCAAGCGCCAAGGCGACACCCACGCCCGCCGCCGACAAGGACAACGCATTTCGCGAAATCGTACCCACCGAAGCGGTATTGATATCGACACACTGCGCGACCCCGTTTGCCATGCTGGTCGTGGTGGCATAGTTATGGATGGTGTTGCGCGCGAGGTTCATGTCCACGTTGAGACCCGTGGACCCCGGAACGCCGACTGCGGCGACTTGAGCAACAAGCCACGGCCCGGCACCTACCGTATCCGTCGAAGTCTCGGACGTACCGTAAATGGCGGCATTCGTCCAGTAGCCATAGACCACGTTGTCTTCAAACGTGAACTGATCGGCACCGGCCATACGAACAACCTCGCGTCCGAATCCGGAAGTGGACGAGGGGTTGTACTGGCTCGACTTGATCGAACACTGTTGGACCGACACCTTATTGACGTTGACCGCATCAAACACCCGGAAGAACATCGACCCGGCACCGCTCCAGTCGATATCGCAACCCAAGAAGGTCGCGCCATCGGCGTAAACGGCAAAGGCATTGGCAACCTGCTCAACCGCCGCCACGAACCGCACATTCTCAAACTTGGTGTTTGCGCCGGTGATGACCACGGACCCCGCCGCCGCCGTGTAGGTGAAAGTCGGAGCATCGCTGCCCGACCCCAAACCGACAAAGGTGAGCCCCGCTGTGCCGATGACCTGCGTGGTCACGGCGCTAACGTTCTCGGCGTGGCCGGGCATCAGGAAGACAATGTCACCGTTATTAGCCGTCGCCTTGGCAACTGCACCGTTAAGCGTTGCAAGCGGGTGACCGGGGTCTTTGCCGGTGTTGCCGTCACTGGCACCGGCTCCACCACTGTCGACGAAGAAGAGGTTCCCCGTCGTGGTGTTGTGGCCGCTGCCCATGACAGGCATTCCAAAACTTGTAATTCCATTAGGGAAATTCGTAAGAGGCATGATCATGATCCTTGCTATCAGGAACACCCCTGCATCGGCAAAGCTGCCCGGAGGAATTGAACCTCCGCTTACCCAAAAGGAAGTCTACAGACAAAAAAACCGGAAAACCAGTATGAATATTCTCTGGACAATGTTTGTACTAGCCTCGTACATAAAAAAGCCGGACCCGAAGGTCCGGCAGGATAGAACAGGGAGGTTTTTTCTGAGGAAACGCAATATCTTACACAAAAAAAGAGGGGCCGTAAAGGCCCCTCTCCTTCTGGATCAGCAGACGGTTCTACGAGGAGCCGGGGCTTCCGAAACCAGCGAGGTAGTCGGAAATGCCAAAACTGTAACGTTCACGCGCCTTGTACCGCACGTTCCCGCTATCGAAGTCACCATCCATGCTTGTAGCCATCGCGACACGGTTGAAGTGCTTGAAACCGTTCGGAATGTCGGTCAGCAAGAACCAAGCGTTGGTGTCGGTCAGGTAGTGGTTGATGCAGTAGCCATCACGCACCGTGTTATTGTGGTAGATGGCGCTGATGTCGTTGTTGGCCGTCTCGACCCGGTACTGCGAGTTAAGAATACGGGTGGCAACGAACTGCAAGTTGGTCGGAATGACCAGCTTGACCGGCTGGGCGGCAACCTTGAGGCCGCGTTCGTCGGTCCAGTTCGAAATCTGAATGGTGGCGTCCTCGATGGACGTTTCATTCAGATCGGTGGCGGTCACCGGACGATTCGAAAGGTTCGCGCCCTGCACAATGGCGTGCGAGGTCGCGAACAACGAAGCGCCGTCGCCCGACAGGTAACCGGTTGTGGCCGTAAACCCGGTATTGAACGGCACCACAGCTTTAACCTGCTTGGTGTAATTCATGGCACGGGCCAGGGCCTTGGTGTAACGGGAAGACAATGCGTCGTACAGGTTATCTTCCATCGCCTCTTCGGTGATGGAGAAACCCATCGCAATCGTCTCGTGATCGTACCGCTGAGTGAAACTTTCCTGCGCGGTGTCGTAGGCGATCCCCATACCTTCTTTCTTGATCGGGGCCGCTCCGAAGCCGGACAGTTTCGTTTCTTCCTCGAACGAACGCTCCGAAGAATCCATTTCGTAGATTTCGGTGTGCTCGTCTTGATACTTCTTGTACTCAAGGCCAAACAGGGCGTTCAAACCCGGCAGGAGTTCCTTGAGCAGTTGTGCGCGTGTGATCGATGCCATTGCTCAGTACTCCTTAAGTGCCTAGAGCGAGTTCATACTGGTGAATGCCGAAGGCCCAGCGAACGATAACGTCGGTATAGGCATCACCGACTTCGCTGAGAGGCCCGTCGACAAAGTCGATTACCCGAACCGGGAACGTATTGGTCGTGGCCGCGTTGGCCCCGTCAATCGCAAGAATCGACTTGCCGATGTTCACATTGCCCGCTGCGTAGGTGATAAACTCAACGTTGTTGCCCAAGGTCGTCTGGGCCATGGTGGCGTCAGATTGTACTTGGAAAAGCTGGTTGGGATCATCGGCAACGTGCGCCAAGATGTCCGTCGCCGAAACACTGGCCAACCACATTTGGTTGAACAACTTGTATTTCAGCGTCGGGTCGGTGTAACTGCAACCCTGAAACACCCCAATGGGGCGCGTCGAGGTCGTATTTTGGTCCGCGATGATGAGACCGTTGGCGTCGAGTTCCGCGACATCCCCGAAGAAGATGGAGGTGCCGTAGGAATTCGTCAGCTTGAACTGGCGAAACGAGCCGTTCTCGTATCCACCAATACGGTTCACCGGAACGAGACCATAAGGGGCTGCTGTCGCTGCCATCTTACTGTTCCTTGTGCAAAGTTAGCAAACGCGATCAGCCGCGTTTGCGCCCTGCGCCGAACGTCACAGAAGATTTCCGCTCGGTATCAAGGAGCGGCATCCGTGGATCGTTCTCACGCATAAAGTTGTGATCCACGCTCTCTGCCTGATCCTGCGCCATCTTCATGTAATAATCCTCACGGCGTTTCATGATCTCCGTCGTGCATTTACACAACATGAGACCGCCAATGACAATATTGTCCACGAATTTGGTGTTTTCATCGGACATGATCATCAACTCGGGATGATCAGCGGCCAAGCACGGTTCCCAACCTTCACGGTACCGCATGGAAACGTTTCGGTTGTCGGACTCGCCCAAGGCATCAGTGCGAACCCAACGGAAAACGTAGCCGTCTTGCGGAATAGGGTCGGGTAGGTTCGACGGAGGCGTAAATTCCGTGAACCGTTCCTCGGCTTCGCGTGTTTCACTGTCTCGCGCTTTCGGCGCGGTGCGCGTGATCCTAGCCATCTGCCATTTGCTCCTTTACAACTTGAGCAGCATACTGCTTGTTGGTTAACCCAAGGCGCTTTGCGAGGGCGACCTGAGTGGTGGTGAGCTGCACTTTGCGCGGGGGGTTACCGCCCCGTGTCGGCCCGCCAACCGGCGGTTTCTTCTTCCCACCCGTCACAGCAGGAGGCAAATCGACCTCCTTTCCACCTAAGTCCGGGTTGGAGAACTTGTCGGGGAACACCGCTCGGAGTCCCTCGTCGATTTGAGTGTAGTATTCTTCGTGAATTTGCGGGTTGAAGCCACCCTTGATGAGCTTCTCATGGAGGCCCACCGCGTAGCCGGTCATATCCTCGAAACCCGTGGCATGGAACCACGGGTTCTCCCGTATCCACTTCATGGCACGGGTGTCCGGTGCAGGCGCTGCCGGAGCCGGGGCCGCAGCCGCCGGTGCAGCCACCGCCGCCGGTAACCGGGCCAGCGGGCCCACGCGCTCGGCGTGGAGCCGCGACATCTCTTCCTGCGCCTTCAACAGCGCATCGGTGTCACCACCCTCGTAAGCATCCCTGTAGTCAGCGCGGGCTTTTTCAAGCTCGGCGTCACTGCGCGCTCCGTATTGTTCGACCAATACGGTGTTGCTGCTTTCAAGGCTCTGCTTGAGCGCGTGGTTATCGCGCGCCGTGGCCTCGGCGTATCGCGTGGCCTCGGCGGCTCGACGCTCGGCGGCTTCCTTGGCCCGGCGCTCCTCGTGGAACTCGAACTTGACCGCCTGGATGCGCTGCTGGGCGTTTTCGGAGTAGTCTTGGATTTCCTGCTCGAAAGCCTCGCTGTCGAGATCGATGCGTTCGGCGGCAGGTCGTGCCGGGCGCGCATCTTCGACGGGAGTGTCATCAAGCACTTCGATTTGAAGATCGTCGTCATCGTCGGCGTCCGGTTCGGGAAAGCCGCCGGGTTTTTCAAATTCAGGATTGGGTGACGGGTTAATTGCCATTACGCCCTCGTGTACCCCCTCGGATCGTTTACAACCGCCTGAACGGTGTCATCGTTGATGATGCGGAATTCCTTGCCGAAAACGTGAAATCGAACCCCCTTGTAAGCCCCGATCAGGACGAAATCGCCGATCTTGCACCAGGGCGCTTCACCAAAGCGCGCCGTGTCGGTATAACACAGCGGCCCCATGTCCAACACCAAGCCGAGAACCGTCGAAGACTGCTCAGTCTGCTTAGTGATTTCCGCCTTGATGATACCCCCGGAAGTCTTCTCCTCGATTTCGGGGATACCGATCAATATGCGCCAGCCTTTCGGCACCGGCACCGATTCGTGCCTGAGCGCCTTTTTAGCCGGGTCTTCAAAACCCACCAGCTCCGGTGTTTCCACCAGCCCGGGCTTCTTAACCGATTTCAAAGTACGCATTTATTGGATTACTCCCGCTTCTCGGCTTCCTCAATGACGTCGAGTATATCTCTCTCCGCCAACGCCAAGCCTTCGATAACCCCCGCTTGTTTGGCATACTGTATACCAACCATACCTGCCGTTTCCGCTGATAAGCAATTACCGCCGATCAAGGCGTCTGCAATCCCATTCATCCGGTTGCGAATGCGTTCCTGAGACAGGGCTAAAATATTATCGGCCAATGTTCACCTCCGCAAGTGTTTAATCGCCATCTTCCTTTTTTGACTTCGACTTGAACATGCCCATAAACCGTTGGGTCGTGTTCTGCTGATCACGGATGCGCTCGTTCTTCAGACGCTCTTTCTCGGCTTCCGCCGCTTCGTCGTTACGCTTCAGGTTGACCCCTTCACGCAGCTCCGCCTGCTCGCTCTGGGCTGCAATGCGTTCACGTTCGATCTGGTCGTCGACCACCCCTTGCGACACATTGACGCCCAATTGCGCCCCCGCGATCTTCTCCTGAGACCGAATGCGCGCCAGCTCAACTTCAAGCCGCTTCAACTCAATCTGCTTGTCCAACAGATCCTGCTGAACTTCACGCCCGGCCTTGTTGCCCTCCAGCTTCTCCTTGGAGGCGATCTGTTCCTTACCCAGCGCCGCACGGAGCCTGTCGGCCACACCCTTGCGCTTGACTTCCGCCGCCTTGGTCTGGGCATCTGCCTTCTGCAACTGAATTACCGGATCGTTCTGGGCCTCGGCGTTCTTCTGCGCCTGCATCTCGGCCTGATCCTTCTTGAGGAGCTTGTCGGCGGCGTCGGCTATCAATTTCGACAGGGTGACCTCGGTCTCGGCGGGAAGATTAGCGTCGAATTCGGGCATCGGAACCCCAAGCTGCTTCTCTATCTCCCGGCGATATTCGAAGGCCACGTGCTCCTGCACATGTGCCGCCGCTGCTGCGGCAATCGCCTTGGCGGCGGGCGTTTGACCCATGATTTCGAGTATTTTAGGGTCCTGCGCCGCCGCCAAGTGGACCTGAATGTGGCTCTTGTGATCCTGATACAGGTGTGCCTTGACCGGCTTCCCGGTCAAAAGGGCCATGTTTTCGGCCACGGGGTCCATCGGTTTCATGTCCTCATCCATCGGGATGAGCTTTTCGGCGTTATCTTCGCCCATTGCTGAGATCATACCCCTGTGCAGGAGCTTTTGATCATAAATGTGCGGTGCCGTCTGTGCTAACTGATGAATCGCCTGAAAACGCATGATGCGATGCGCCATTGTCGAAGCATTCGGGTTCGACACGGGCACCACGTCTACGCGATCATCATAATCCTTGGCGCGCGTGGCTCCCTCGGCCACCTCGTATTCATAATCCGGTGGGGCGTGATCACGCACCAGCACCGCCAACAACTTAAATTCAACCTTCATGGCCGCGTGCGTGCGGGCGTTGACCCCCGACATCACCTTCATGCCGCGTTCCAGCAACGCCAAGGTCGTGCCCACGGGTGCTTGAGCATTCATATCGGAGATTTTGAGACCCGCAATGCTGGCGACATTGCGCCCTTCCTCGGTGATGCTCCCCAAGAGCTGATAGAGCACCGAAGAAGGCTCCTTGTACGGCACAAACGAGATATTGTCCTTGATCGCGCCACCCGGAACGTCGACATCCCGGAATTCTCCAGGCCGGAGGGGCGAATTATCGCCTTTTATACGCAGACCCCGCGACTTCAACCCGGCAGGCAGGTTAGCCAGCGTTCCGGCATCGATCAACTGCCGCAGAATGGAGGTCGAAGACTTGGCAATGCCTCCAAGAAGATGAACCAGCCCGATACCGTAAAAACCAAGACCCGGCATGAAGGGATAGTGAACAAAGTACTCGTTTTTCGTCTTGCCGGAATCGTCCTCGTCCCAATTCCTGTAGACTGCCAACACGAGCCGACTTGATTTCTCGATAGTGACGATATACGGCAGCGACAACCCTGTTTTTTCGCCCTCCTCGTCGACATCCTCAAAACCGGGTAAATCCAGCACCACGTGCACTTCGAGCAACAGGTGCCGGTCATCGAACTCCGCCATCGGCGCGTCGCCCGCCGCCTTGTCCTCGGCCTTATCGACTTTGGTGTACATGATCACGGGCTTGGGAACGTCAATGTCCCTGTATTGTCCGGATAACTGTGCCTTACGGAGGTCGTTGGGAAATTCCTTCATCATGTGGGTCACGCGATTGCACGCCGTCAGGTTGGTCGTGCCATACGCCACCACAAGATCGTCGGCCATGATGAACTGGGAGGTATACCGATTAAGCGCCGGGCTGAAATAAACCTTCTTGAAGACGGACCCGGCGATCCCCTGGTGAAGCAGTGCCTGTTCATGCTCGTTGCGGTATTCGGGCATGACCTCGGTGCACTGATAATTCATATCGTGACGCACCCGCTTGGACTGCTTCTCGATCTCGGGGGTCTCCTTACCGACGATCTTGGTCAGTACCGGCCCCGCCGCCGGAAAAGTCTCCATCATGGCGTCGGCCTGATACTTGACCACGGCCTCCGTCAGGATCGGATGAAAGACACCGGAAGCACCCGCCCACGGCTGCGTTCTTTTCTCGATGTTAAGCCCCAACAGGGCCAACCCTTGCGTATACGCTTTCTCCCACGGCTCGCGGGTTTTCTTGTCGTTGTCGAAATCCTCGATCAAGTCCGTGGCCAACTTTATCAACTCAGCATCGTCAAGGGCCAGCGCCAGATTAGCGTCGTGCTCCTCGGCGTCGGCGTCCACATCCTCCTGTGGATCAAAGTCGACAACGACACTGCCGTCTTCCTGTTCCTCTTCGCTCATCAACTCAAAATCAAGGTCCTCACCGGGGATTTCCACATCAACCGATTCCCCCTCTTCAACCAAGATGTCCGACGGCTCCAGCCGCTTGTCCACGTTCACCGCCATACCCGCCCCCTAATAATACTCGTAGGATTTCGCCGGAAGGACTTCACGATCATCTTCCTCTTCGTCCTGCGGCGTCTTAATGAAACCGCCCTCACGATACCGTCGCAGTGCCAGTGTCGAGCTATCGACGTAATCGTCGTGCTCACCAGCAGGAAATTCCGCAAATTCCTCAATCACCTCATCGGCCCACTTGTGTTCCGGAGCCCATACAACCCCGGAAGAAAACAAGTCGGACACGGCATTGACGCGCGCGATCTTATCATTTCCGCGCGAAGGTGTAAATTCACTCACCGGGATGCCTGTCGCCCTAATCTCCTGAATAAGGGGTGCACCACTGGCCCGCTTCTCAACAATGAAGGCCTCCGGCTCCCAATCTGCCCACAATTCGTAAGCCTTCTTCTTCAGTTCCGGAAACTCCATGCGCTTGCGAAAAGCATCCAACAAAATGATGTTCGGCAACAGTTTACCGGTGTCCTCGTGCTCCCGGTAAAACACACCCCAGGTCGTGCACGCCGAATAATCCGCACGCTGCGTCTTCTCGAAGGCCGTGTCCCAGCTCTGAATGACAAACTCCACCGCCGGCGGTTCTTTGTGTTCCCAGCGCTTCCACCACTCACGCTTGACCAGCGCGCCCTCTTCAGCCGTCGGCTGTTGCTGGTACTGCGCCATCCACTTGGCCACCGGCAACTCTGCCTTAATGGCCCGGATTTCATCCTCGGGCCAGAACTCAGGCCAGATCGGCTTGTCCGACGGCAAGATAGCGGGAAGCTCGATGACCTCCCAGTCCTCGCCCAGCTCCCTGAGTTTCGCCTCCTTGAGCACGCGCCCGGTCAGGTCCCGCTTCGACCAGCGCGTCATGACAATCACGATGGCCGCGCCGGGCTGCACGCGCTGGCGCGGGCCGGAGGTGTACCACTCAAACACGTTGTCATAAATCTCGGGCTTGGTTTCGGCCTGCTTGGCCTCCTGCTCAGAATTATGAGTCACCACGTATTCACGACCAACAAGAAATAGGCCATCCTTTCGCGCAACCGTGATGCATTGCACGCTACCTCTACGACCTGTTTTTGTAACCGTGAAGCTGCGGCTCATCTTATCTGTAGGTGTATACGCGCGCTCTCTTTTTCGGGGCATCTTCGCGGCTTGTTTCATTTTAAAACAAACCCGGTGCATCCAACAGGCTCCTTTGTATCCATCGCACCAATAAGATCGTAACTGAACCTTCTTTCCCAAAGACCACAGAAGTTCCACGACCTGACGCACAAGGGCCTCATCCTTATTGTGGAACACACACTGCCCGGCTTTGGAAACTTCGCCATCTGTGTCCATAAGCCCCTGCAACAAAGACAACCGCTGATCAAGGCTACCCAACATGTACTCAACGGGGATGTGCTTGTTATCTAAAAGCCCTGACGCACGAAGCTGCGTCCACAGACCCAAGACACCGAAATTAAATCTATCCGCTTGATCTGTCGTCGCATAACCCCACCGCTTAAACTGCTTGCGCATGTAGATCGCGTCAACCGGATGCGCGGTCATCTTGGCGTTGCTCGCGGTGCCGTCACCAAGCCAAGCACCTAAGACCCAAGGATGGATCAACAAATCCTGCGCCGGGTACTGGACCGGATGATGGCGGGGCATGCAAGGTTTACTGGATTTATTCCAATGGGCCAACTCCCGCGCGGTCGTGTTCGTGAAACCAAGTTTCAAGTTGGTTCCTACCCGGTGGTTCCAGAGATGCCCACCATCGCACTCGATGACCGCACCATCATTTGTCTGAACTTCGTACAGCGTCCGGCCATGCTGCACCTCGGACTTGGCAGTGACCCGTGTCGGTTTGCCACTACGCCCAAAAACGTAGTCACCGACGGCCACAGTCTCAATTGTTTTCCAACCCCTTGTCGTGGCTATCGGCGTATCAACGGCGAGAGCATGAGGATCATCGATGATGATCAGATCGCCGCCACGGCCCGTCAGCGTGCCGCCGACGCCGATGGCGAAGTACTCGCCCTTGGCCGTCGTCTTCCACTTACCTGCTGCGGCAGCGTCAGCATGTACGGCGACATTGGGGAAGACCTTGCGATAGGCCTCATCGCCGATGGTATCGCGCACCTTGCGTCCGAAGTCCACCGCCAGATCAGAGGTGTTGGACGCCTGAACGATGTATTTCTTAGGATGGTGCCCCATGAACCAAGCGGGGAAGAGATGGGACGCGAATTCGGATTTCGTATGGCGCGGGGCCATGTTGATGATGAGCCGTTTCAGCTCGCCGCGCATGACCCTTTCGAAGGCCTCGGCCATGATCTTGTGATGATAACCCTCGATAAAGCCGGGCCAGACCTGCTTGACAAAAGCAATAAAACTATCTTTGGCATCGCACCGTTGATGAGCGGCTTCGAGTTTATTACAAACAGCCAATATCTCCCGCTGTTTTTCAAGCGGAAGCTCGTGGAGCCTGTCAAGATACTCAATCTGAACATTGTCCAGTGGCATTTTAAAAACTTACCCCGGAACACCGTTCCGGGGCAAGCCTTTAAAGAACGCGGGGTCACCGTTTATCCCGAGGAGGGGAGACCCCCCTCGGGAGTCACAACACGGACAGACCGGGCAAGGTTAGGTATCCGCTTGATGTACCCGCGTTCTTCCAACTTGGAGAGCAAGCCGGAAACGGAGGCTTTGCTTTTGGCTCCAAGAGCTTCGCGGATTTCATCATAGGAGGGCGCGTAGCCATAGACATCCCAGAACTCCCTGATGAAATCCAAACATTCCTTATGGCGTGGTGTCACGTTATAAACTCCGCATGATCTGGTCAACCACCTTGAGGAAATCCTCGCGGCGGTGTTTCGGGTTGACCCCCGCTGCCTCGAATACGGCCCCGTCAATACTCCGCACGGCGCGCAGGGCGACCCTTGCGAGGCGCGTGGTGTCGATCTCAGTCTTGTCACCGAAATGGCCGTGGGCCTGCGTTTGCTTATCGAGGTCCTGCTTGATGGCCTGAATAATGGACGTTTTTGTGGCCGGGGGTTCACTCGACGGCGGCAGCGGCGTCGTCAACGGAGCACCAGCGGATGCAAACGTACCACCGGACAACGGTGAAAGACCTGCCATCTGCTGTTGCGCAAACAACCCCTGCGAAGCCGGTGCGGGATTCCCGCCGCCCTTTCCTGCTCCCATACCCTGAAGTCCTACTCCTAACAACGTCTGCGCTAACGCGCTATCCAAGGTTGTTTGCTGCGCTTGCATCATCGCCGTGACCATAGGGTCCTGCATCGCTTGCTGCACCCCCGCGAGGTGTGGGCTGTGCGCCGCCTGATTCGCCAGCGCCGTTGTAAAAAGTTCCGGATTGTCCGTAAGACCCTCACAACTTATATCGGCCGACACACGAAAGCTATCGGTGTCAAAGTTTTTCTCAACCTTACAATCCGTGCCACGGAAAAGTTCTTTTAAGATGTTTACCATGAACGTACCCTATACAAAGGGAGATCAAAAATCAACCCCAACCCGCCCGCAGGGTTTGGGGATTTTCACCCGGTTTGAGCACGTAGAGACGAGCGCTGGCGTAGATAACCAGCTCACCCCGGAAGACATCCCGCTCTTCTTCAAGGTGCAGCTTCTTGCGCCAAACGAACACCCGCTTCATGTAAGGTGATAGTTGCCAATGCATACCCTTGATCAGGGCCGACCGGGTATCGCGGACCCGTTTCGCCGTCAAGTCATCGAAGGGGATGCGCGCACCCATGTTGAGTGAGCAGTTCCCCGGCGTAAGTTCGTCAGCTTGTGGAGGGCACCCTCGCGCACCGAAGAACGTGACAGTGGCAGCGAGGCCGGTGAAGAAGGTACGGCGGGTTATTTTCATTTTAACTTCCTTCATAACTCAAGCATCTTTCTGAGATCCGTCATGCACCTGCGGAACCACGCCTTGCGTGGCTTGTTCGTTGGAATTTCCCCAACGAACGATACCGTCCCGTCTTCCCAAAACATCGCCGCGACCACGACCTCCGGCTCAAGCACCCGTTGCGAAAACCGGCGAAAAGAAAACTCCGTTTCAGCGGCAGTCGTGAAGGCGACGTGCCATACATCGGGGGCCGTCCCCATCGGCCCAATAACCTCGGCCATCTCGGCGTAGACCCCATCCGACGGGCCCTCGCCACAGCTTACACAGCAAATGCGGCCATCCTTGTAAACAAAGTGGGATTGGCATCCACACCGGCAGATCCAGATCAGTTCTTCCTCTTTCGGGTGCAGCTCGATGATGTCACTCATTTCCCAAATATCTCCTTGAACTGCCTATCGTAGACCCGCGACGGCATCATCTTCTTGGCGTAGTCCGGATCCGCCGACACCCTCTGCTCGTTGTCGACGTACCACTGCGCGTCCTTGCGGCCCGACGCCGCCTCCATGCCGTGGCGCTCGGCGCGCGACTTGGCGGCGGCTTCGCGCTCTTCGGGGGTCAGGGGTTTTCGCGGGCCGAAGATGGCGTCGTGGTTGTCCCGGTACGCTTGGGTGACCGGGTTGGTCCTGAGTTTATCCTTGTGGCTCACTTGGGTCCCTCCTTGTTAGCCGGTCAATGACGAGCAAAGAAGAAGAAGTAACAAGGACACCGGGGCCTCCGGATAAGACAATGTAGGCGCGGCCTTGGCGGTCATCGGATACCGACAAAACCATATCCCGGTTAATATAAACCGGTGCCTTGTTGCCGACCTCTGTAAAACAGATCATCTTCATTCGGTCTCTCCTTCTGCAATAACTTGACAAAAGCCTTCGCCGCCGATCTGCCTTGAACAAAGATCACGTCATCACGGCCTTCGAGCTGTTTGATCTTGCGTGGGGTATAGAACTGGGTCACCTCAATAGCAAAACCTTCACATTCGAAATCGAGGGGATCATCGCGGCGGTACGGAACGCCGCAGTTATCCAACGCGGCCTTCACCATCTCGTCAATTGGATCATTCATATCGGCACCACCACAATCTCTCCGCCCCGAGGAGGCCGGTTCCAGATTTTCAAAAACGCGTAACAACCGTCATCCTCGCGGCGCTCATCGTAATTGCTCCAGCGCTGCCGCCCAATACGCGGTGTCGCCATGTAGCGGAAACACTCGATCCTGGCCGGGCAATCTTTACCGGGGCACATGGCGATGTCAGGCATATCCCGCTTCCTTCGATAATGCGTTGCCGGTCGCGGCGGCGAAAGGCTTCTCAAGAAAACGCCACCCACCGGCTGACGGGGTTTTTCTATGCACGGCACTCACCGTCTAATCCGTGACCGGTCTCCGCCCGAGGGCGACCCACCGGCGGGGCAACCGCTAGTAAACGACGTAGACCTGGATCCGAGTGTGCTGCTTGAGCGCCTTAATCAACGCGGCAAAAGTCTTAGCGTGCCCTGAATCCCCCGCCGCGACCTCCATCGCCCGGAGCCTACCAATCTCATCCGGCCCAAGTTGTAGGGGGCAGCCCCCAAAGACGCTTTCCATCATGCCGATAAAAGAACTGGGAGCCATGCTGACGAGAACCGTGTCCCGTTGCACCGCCGGTTTCCAATACAAATTCGCACTCATGTCAACCTCCCGGCCAGTAAGAACTTTGCCAATACGGCGGAACGCCGCAGGATACCGCGATTATCGCAACCCCGGTAAGGATGACCGCCCATTTAAAATCGTGAGCACTCATGGGGCCCCTTTACTCAGTTGCCTAATTAAGATAGTGGCGGCGGGATTTTCACCTGCAATCTCCGGCACGGCAACATAGGGGGCGACCCTAGTCAGAAGTCCGACGTTAAATGTCCAACTCGCGATCCTAGAAACCGGGCTGGCTCTTTAACTACGCCACGCGGGGATTATGGGGGCGGGGGAAGAGGCCGTCAAGGAAAAAGTGAACAAAGAACGCACAAAAAGAACCGCCGCAGGGGTTCAATCCTGCGGCGGTCCTGAACTATCGGCCTAACCGACTTGCTTTATATTGTTGAGCGGCTCGTTCTGATGCCGGACCCGGTGGGGGTCCAACCTCCTTTCGAAAGCGGGATTGTCACCGCTGGTGCGCTCGCCTTCGCGCCCTCGGCGCCGGTTAGGCTGCCGGCCTCGACAGACCGGAACGTGGCGACGATATCGTCGGAGTTGATTTGCAGATCGAAAGTGTAACCCTCATCAAGAACGTTCGCGATGCCGCCGCTTGCGGCAATGACAGGCGGCGCGGCCAATGACAAGGTTACAACAACGGCCAGGATACTGAAAAATGAGAGAAGAAATCTCAAAATGGCCTCCTTTTCTAGTGAGTGAGGTGGTGGGTTGGTTGTCCGGGATTAACCGGACCGTTACATGACCCCCTCCTTGCTAGGGTGTTTGCTTGGCCCTCTGTAAACGTGCAAGGGGAAGTATGACCGTCAGAACGGGGCCTGTCAATAACGAACAAAACCCGCTCAGAATTTTTTTTTTATAATTTTTTGGTCTGAGGCTCTTCAGAACCCAATGTAGTATCGCTCAAGGGTGGTAGCGCCCGTACCGGGGGGCCGGGGGTCGGGAGGGGTGGCGGGCGGGGGTAGGACCCGGCCCCGTTCTCCGCCCTTGCTGCGCGCCCTTGCTGCGCGCCAACGCCAGACGATTTCGGGGACCGTCTATTACTCTCTTCACGAGGCACACAACCCAGCGCTGGCCTTGGCCAGGGCAAGACCCATCTCGTAAGCCATTGATATCATTGAATTAATCAGGCGGAAACGCATAACCTTTATTATGAAAAGAAAGTAGTTAACCTGTTGATTTGAAAGCATTCTTCAGTATTCTGTTCAGCTCTTGTTCTACCTCGGCAGGGGTCAGCTCCTCCTCGGTCGTCGAGGTGCGCTCAAGGAAGTAGCCTACCTTCTCACTCTTGCCAACCAGCTCGGCGGCACGTAGTCGATCAGACGACTTCTCATCCTCGTCCTTCACGACACCAAGAAAGAATTGCTCAAGGGTAACTCGGAGAGAGGCCCCGGAATGCACTGCCTGCTCCTCTTGCGCCGCAAAACCTTGGGTCAGTTTAAGGGACACGCTAGGGTTCTGCATTAACCTACTAGCTTCGACACCTATAGCCTTGGCACTCATATTCTCTGCGTCATAGGCCTCGCGATACGCCGCACTTTGTGAACCGGCACCCCTTAGCATGGCCCGAACAAAGGCCCGTTGCTTATTGGTCAGCTTACCCTTGCCCTTCTGGCCATCCGGCAAAGGCGCATCAACAGCAGCACCAGGGCCCGCACTGACGGCCTGCGCACCCCCGGCTTCAGCCTGACCCTTGCCGCCCTCGATCACGGTCAGCGCCTGAGGAGTTGCCCGCCTGCGCCGCTTGATCCGCTTAACCATCTCTACCTCCATTGATCAGCCAATATCCAAGACTACTACAATTGCCCCCAAAAATAAACCTTGACACTATTTTCTGGAACAATGGGGAAACAAACGCGACGTAGTAGGGACCATACTCTGCCACAAAAGACCGTAGTATATAAGAACGCGCGCGAGACCGGCACCGAACGAAACCCGCACAACCCACGCACCACCCCCGCGCAACCGGAGAACATTGACAACAAATGACAAATTATTTGCTTGACAATCAATATTGTCGGGCGCATATTGACCACGGTGCTTAAACGCACTGGGTAACCCACGTTACTCTGGTCCAGGCCCTCTTGCCCCGGCAAGCTCGGTGGCCACCTTATCCCGGTATGATGCCTAGACGGTGCGTCGGTCAGACCGGACCCGACAAGCGGCAAGTGTCGGGATCAAAAACAACCCCCGCCAACGATTTAATTTGCGATGCCGGTCAGCAATGCCCGGCATATCCAATTAAACCGGAGGGTAATAATTATGACCACCTCACCCATCCGCTTCTGCAAAGACATTGGCATGTTTGCTTATAACCGTAGCCGTGAAATTTCTTGTGTTCACAAGACCATTTTCTGCGACGAAGAATGTTTCAATATCAAGTTGGAAAAAGCCTTTGGCCACGGTATCCGGCCCAAGGATATCCGCAACGACGCCTATTGGGCTACCCTTGACGGCGCAACGGTGAAAAGTGACCTTGCCCGCAAACATAAGCAGACAAAACGGGTTCGTTTTATGACCCGTGGCGAAGCATTCGCAACGCTGGCCGATGTCATGAAAGTCCGCGACATCCTCAAAACGAACCCCGACACCTTGTTCTGGATACCGACAAGGGGTTGGCGCGATACGCCATTGAAAAATTCGTGATGACCGTGCCCAATGCCCGTGTTCTGGCCAGCCTTGACCCGAGCAACACCCCCGAAGAAATAGCTGACATCTCCGGCAAATGGTCCACCATGTTCTTCGGCGACGACACACCCGAAGCAATGAGCAATCGCTATGCCTGCCCGAAGACCCATCACCACGCCACCGGCCATTGTGCCAAATGCCTGAAAGGCTGCTTTGGTAAAGGCCGCGTTGACGTTCACTTGAAACAGCACTAGCCCATCTAACTATTTCCCCGTCAATCTCCAAACCGAAAGGCAATCCCATGAAAACCCGGACCCTCATGATCTGCCGCGAGGATTGCAACAACCCGCTGCACCCGGCCCTTTGGGAGAACATCTGCGAAAACCTGGGTTTGGTCCCCCTGCACCCGCAAGGTGAATGGCCGGAAAGCATCGAAATGACCGTCATCGCCGCTGCCGACGAGACGGGCCGCGAACGCATTAACCCCCTGCTTTAGATTGATTTAACACTGCTTCGGCTTTGAGAAACCGGAGCAGGATTAAATCAATCAAAACACGGTATACTTTTCTCCAACCAAAAGGTTGCCCGTCATGACCCAAGTCCCGACGATCACCATCGACGCCCTACCCCGCCGCATCAAGTTCCATTTCAACAACCCCAAAAAACCCGCCCTCATGATCTGGTCCGCACCCGGCACCGGCAAGTCCGACGTCAGCGAACAGACCGGCAAGGAACTGGCCGACGATCTGAGCCTGCACTTCAATTTTGTCAGCCCGCGCAGTGTCGTCACCGACTGGGAAAAAACGTTCGGTTACATCGACCTGCGCCTATCCTCCTGCGACCCGCTCGACCTGAAAGGCGGCATTTACCTCGACACCGACGACATGATTACCCGCTTCCTCCGCGCATCCATGCTGCCCGACGCCAAACGCCACGGCAAATGCGGCATTCTCATCCTTGATGAACTGCCGGAGGCCAGCCCCTCAACCTTAGTCAGCGCCTCGCCGCTCATCCTCAACCGCAGGCTGGGCGACAACTACCATCTGCCTGAGGACTGGCTGATTATCGCCGCAGGTAATGAACAAGGCCAAGGAGCCAGCGCCAAGCGCCTGCCGTCCCAGATCAACAACCGGATGGGCCATTGCCGTATTGAGCCTTGTGAAAAAGTATGGGCCGACCATCTCCGCAGCATCGACGGTGACCCCCGGCTTGCCGCTTGGATCCAAGGCAACCCCGAGATGATCAACACGTGGTTGAACAAGGATAGCATTGCCTTCGCCACGCCCCGCTCTCTGGTCAACGCCTCCGACGTTCTCGAACTCGTAACCGATGACCGCGAATTCCGTGAAAGCCTTGTTGCTGGTTTCATCGGGACCGGTCCCGCCAACGAACTGGAGGGTTTCCTGACCCTGCTCGCCGCTGGCCAAATGCCGACCTGGGACGCCATCCGCAACGACCCGGAAAATGCACCCTTTCCGGTTCACGGTGCCCAGCACGCCGTATCCATCATGTACGCCGCCATGGGACTGATTACCCGCAACGTCAAAACCGTGGGCGACATGCCCAGCGTCATGAAATACATCTCCCGTCTTCCCGACGAGATGCAAACCACGGTCATGCTCGACATCAAGGCCCACGACGAGGGCCTGTTCGACTGCCGTGCCGTCACCGAATGGCGGGCCAGCCATCCGACGGCCATCTGAAATCTGCCCGGTCAATAACACTATGTGGTTTTTGACCGGGCCCTGGTTAAAAGGTTTATTGCCATGAATATACGCCGGTTCTCCCTTTCCGAAACCGCGTTGCTGATCAAGTTCGAGAAAACCCGCTGGGGCCTCGTCCGCCAGAATAAGAAGGTCAAGGCCGACATGGCCGACCGCTACGAAGCCGACGAAGCCATGTTTCAGTCGTTGTCCTCGATCATCAACCCCAAGTTCACACCCTTCAAGGCCATCGTAACCCTGGATGGTTTCGCCTCGAACACCGTCCGCGCCATGAGCGGGCCCTGGGCGGATAGCGGCTTCCGTATCGTGACCTGCGCCGAATACAGCCGGGTTAAATCCGTCATGGACGATCTTGAAGCCCGCCGCATCGACCTGATTGATGAACTGATCAAGCATCTCGATGACGCCTACACCGAAGCCCGCCACCAGTTAGGGCCCATGTTTGACGAAGATAAAGTCCTAAGTGCCGAAGATGTCCGCGCTAAATTTACGTGGGCCTTCGTCACCCAACCCATCCCCGACACCGGCAACACCATCCTGAACCTGACCGACAAGGTCCAAGCCCAGATCATTGCCGAAGTCGAGGCCCGCGAAGCCGTCGCCCATCAAAAACTCAACGAAGACCTGTTCAACAGGGTCTCCGAAAAACTGACCCATATGGTCACGAATATGGAGGAATACGGCGACGAGATCGACGGCTCGAAGAAAACCCGTAACTTCGACAACTCAATCACCGCGAACCTGATCAGCATGGCCGACACCGTCCGCGCCCTGAACGTGACCGGGGACCCCCGTCTGGCCAAGCTGTCCGACGACATCGTGAAACGCCTGACCAAGTTCAGCCCGGAAGAACTCCGGGGCAAGGTCACCGGCGACAAGCGCTCCGAAGCCGCCCGCGAAGCGGACGCCTCGAAAAAGCGCGCGACCAACAAAAAAGCCGCGTCCAAATTACTGGACGATGTTACCTCCATCTTTGGCTGATATCAGGCCGGGCGGTGCCCGCACCATTGGGCCGGGCAGTGCCCGGTTCCTTTAACCATTTACCCGTTAATACTCAGACCTGAAAGGCAACCCCATGTCCGAAGAAATCAAGCGCGCCGAAAAGAAAATGAGTATCGGTCGCATGTTCGTGACCAAGAACGAATGTTTCTTCGCAACCATCATGTTCAGCTTCGTCTACGAAATGACGGAAAAGGGCACCATGGTAACCGACGGTGCCCGTCTCTGGTGGAGCTGGGTCTTCGTCAACACCTGCACCATGGCCAAGGTCACCTTCGTGCTGCTGCACGAAATCCTGCACAAGGTGTTCAAGCATCACCTGCGCCGGGGCAACCGCGACCCCAAGCTGTGGAACGCAGCCGCTGACTATGTGATTAATCTGATCCTTGTCCTCATTGGCCTGACCCGCGCCTACTCCGACGATGTCATCCGCAACTCGACCCGCGACTGGCTCATGGGCCACGAAGTCAAGGACGAAGCCTACCGGATGCCCGAAGACGGTCTACTCGACCCCCGCTTCGTGGGGATGAGCACCGAAGACGTCTATGACATCCTCAACGCCGAAAAGAAATCCAAGCCCGAGCCCGAAAACAAACCGGGCGAAGGTGGAAGTTCGGGTTCAGGTTCCGATGGTGAACCTTCACCGGACAATGACGAAGCCGAAGACGACTGCCCTTGGGGTCATGTCAAAGACGCCAAGAACGAAGAAACCGGCGAAGCCCTAACCCCCGAAGAAACCACCGAAGCCGAAAAGGAAATTGCCCAGACCATCGCCGTCGCCGCAGGTATCGCCCGCAACCGGGGACAAATGCCGGAAGCCCTGGCTTCCGCCATCATCGCCACCGATAAACCCAGCATCGATTGGCGGGAAGAAATGCGCGAGACCATCGTGGACTTCTGCCCTGACGACTTCTCCTTCGCCAAGCAGAACCGCCGTTATCTGGGGGGAAGCCTGGTCATCCCAGCCCTTGATGGCGAACAGCGGGGTCATCTGGCCATTTTCACAGACGCTTCCGGTTCCGTAACCCCGAAAGAATTCTCGCAGTTCATGGGCGATAGCCTCTACATCGCCCGCGAGATGGGCTTCGAGAAAATTACCTTGATCCAGTTCGACACGGTCGCCTGCGAGCCTGAAGAAATCGAAGACGGTGAAGAACCGGAGAGGATCCGCCGCCGCACCGGCGGCACTAAGTTCCGGGCCCCCTTCACCAAAGCCGACGCCTTGGGTATCCTCGATGACTTCGACCTGATCGTCGTCTTCACCGATGGTGGCGACAACCAGTACCCGTCCGAACCTGACTGCCCCGTGATCTGGGCCTCGACGGGTGAATTCTTCGGTGACCCGCCGCCGTTCGGTAAAGTCATCAAGATCAAACTCTGACACTCAGCGGGGGTAGTTGCAGCTACCCCCTGAAAGGTTTATTGCCGTGCCAAACTACGATCCCTCCACGATCATCCGCCTGCTCATGAGCATGGTGGAGAGAGCCGAAGGTGCCGACGATGGCGGTAACTTCTACGTCATCCCCATCATGGACAAGGAAGTCGATCACCGGCTCGAACTGGCCGACGGTCTGCTTCGTCAAATCGAAAACCCTGAAGGGGGCATGACCAAATGATCGTCACGAACATCGTGTTCGCCAACACCCGGAACAAGCCCGTCTTATTATGTGATGCCGACGGCAATTCCCTCTCCATGACACCTGCCGAATGGCAGGCCTTCCTCCATGACCGGATGGCCGTCAGCATGCCCTTCGAAATCTCCACGAAGGAAATTGAAAGGATCGCAACGTGAAACAGAAACGCCACGAAGTAACACTGGTCGTCCGCATGGATACCAAGTGCACGAAAGCCCAAGCCGTGCGCGACACCGTGCACGGCACCGTCTACCCCTACACCGAATACGACTACTCCTCGCGGACAGAGATTGACTTCACGAAACCCCTCGGCCCCGAAGAATTCGATGTCGTCACCGTCAAATCCCGCCCGTCGAAAACGAGGTACCGATAACCACACAAACTGAACACCTCCGCAGGGCCCATCTCTTCCTGCGCGCCATGTTCAGGGCCCGCGACAGCAACATGAAACGCCTGTGGCACGCCCACTGGCGTGCGGCCCTCCGCAACGCCAACCGAAAGGACCCCGCCAATGCTTAAAGGAACAAAAATCGCGCTGAAGAAATCCATTCGCAAATGGGAAAAAATCGTCGCCAGAAAAGGTCCGGATCTAGGAGGCCGCAACTGCGCCCTGTGTAAAAGGTTCCATGATAACTGCACACGGACAAGAGCCGACAACAGCATTCTTGAAACCTGCCCGGTCACAATTGCCGCCAAGGACGCCGGCTGCACGGACACCCCCTACGATCCATGGTCCGACTACTTCAGTAAACTCGGTAGCCTGGAACCCGCCGTGGTGTACGACGACACCTCACGCGATCTCGCCAAGGCCGAACTGGCCTTCCTTAAATCCCTCTTACCGGAAGCCCCCGCCAATGACTAACACCACCCGCCTGTCGGTTCGCCTGCCCGACGAAACGCTGGACCGCATCAAGGTAATGGCCGTCGAAGCCTGCCGCTCACCCGCCAACCAAGCCCTGTTCATGATCACCGAATGGATGAAGGAACACGCCGATGCCGAAGCAAAATGAAATCGAGGTGCTGATGGTCAACGCGAAGACCCGCATCACCGGCGACCGTAACCAGTGGATCGTCCAGCTCCGCTCCGGTGGCACCTGGGTCTCCCGCGCCTTCATCGCCTCGAACAAGCGCGTACGCCTGCGCGTGCTCGACGAGCTGGGCCGTGTGGCCGATGCCGCTGGCCAGCAGGCTCTCATCGATCTCCCGTTCACCCATCGTGAATGGGCTGACAAAAACCTCTAGAGGAAGGAAGACTAGAATGGCCTACGTTGAATTCACCTACATTGTACATGCAAAAACACACGCCCAACAAAGCGCGGCCTTATGGACGGCCTTCCCATACGGGGACCAGCCCACAATGCGTCGCCTCACCAAATGCTTCACCGATGGCCCCTACCGGGAAAAACGCATCCGGTGCTCATTCGAACAGTTCACCCGCTTCATCCTGGCAAGTAACCAAACCGGCATGGTGAACAGAATAAGGGAACTAAAACCAACCCTTGTTGAAGGCCCCACACCTGAAATCTTCGACATGATCGAAAACTAAGCCACCCCGCCGCCGTCCTGCTCACGCAGGGCGGCGGCTTTTTTTGTCTACACCCCTTTTTGATGTATTGCGCGCGCGCGCCGCCGTTAGGTAGGACTAGGAATTAGGCAGAAATTCTATGGAGTGCTGAAAACCCAATATGATACCCCTCTAATATACCCACTATATAGAGTATATTTAATATTATTATTATTATTATAACCTAAATACCTAATAGACCTATAGGGGTCGTAACACATTAGAAACAAACGAAAATCAATTAGGCCGAAATTAGGTAGACGTTAGGTTATTTCACCAAAGTCAACCCTTTTCCACCCGTAATATCGTTTTTTAGCAGCTCCTCTTCAAAAATTATCTTGTTCCGGTCAAAGTCGTGTTGCACCCACTTAGGTTTTTCCAAAATTGCCCTTACCTCGATTTGCGCACCGTTTATGTAGTATCTGGCACCCCTCGGATCGCCGCGCAGCGAACCCATTTTCCCCCATAACGTGCGTATAATACCCCCCGGAGTAGCCGCAATCGATTCATAATCGAGCGCGTGCGCCGCCGAAATGACCTTCGACTTGAGCATTTTCTTAGTGAAAATCTGTCCCGCGCAATGCTCCACTATGTGGTTTTTTATCTCGACGGAGGGCAGCACGTTTTGCTCGGTCATCAGCAGCTTGCCCGACGTGGTGGGCGGGTACACGTGATCGAAGTTTGTAATGTCTCGCTCCATCAGATACCAGTAGACCCGCGCCGCCTCGTCGCTGCTCAGGCTACCCTCAAGCCTGTCGTAGTATTCGACGCCCGCCATCACGGCGGGGTTGGTCAGCACGCAGCAGCGCCGGTCGTTGCCGGGGATCGCCAGTGCATCCGAGTGGTTGGAAAAGATCAGGGCGTTGAAGAACATGAAGTCGTCCCGTGTCCGGCCATATTTGGGGTTCACCCGAACCGTGGTCACGCGCGTGTCCACGTTCTTCTTGAAGGTCTCGTAGCCGTGGTAAAAATCATCCTTGGACATGTTGTCCTTGGCCTCCTCGACCACGAGGAATTGGCACTCCGCTGCCCAGTCGTTGTAGTTGTTTTCCGCTGCCGTGCCCTTGCCGATGAGCTGCGGCAGGGTTGCCGTCTGTACCATCTTGGGCGTCACCCGCTCCAGCATGGCCCGCAGCCAGGACCGGCCCACGCCGTATCCGTCTTCCGCGATCATGATCACCGCGTAGGATCGGACATCGGGGTTCTGGATTTTATGCGCCAGCCAGTCGAGAAAAAGATCGCGCTCGGTATCGACCGGCAATAGGAAGTCCACGTGATCGAGGAACACGTCGGGATCGACCGTTGTGTAAGGATGATTCGGTGGGGTGTATTTGTTAACGAATTCCTGCTCGTTGCAAACGACGACGTCGATATCCTCTTCAGCCTTGACCGGCCAATATTTGGTACCGATGACCTTGCGTGTTTTCTTGTGCTCCAGAAAGGCCGTCTTCATTTCGATGGGCTGCTCCCGCCCCGGCACGAGTATCCGGCCCTTGTGCATCTTGCCCCAGTCCTCGAAATCCCAGAGCCACTGACCCCCGATGCGGCGTTGATGCAGATCGGCGATCAGCGAACCGAAGCCGATGTACGTGTAACGGTGTTGTAGCCACGGCAACGGGTCGATCCCCGACACGCGCGGCGCGCCGTCCTCGGCCACCTTCTTCATCATGTCCTTGAAATGCCGCCCCCGGCAATGTTCATGCAGGCAACGGAAACCCCGGCTCTGTACCCAATCGCCTTCGCCGCGCCCCAGCGGGGAATATCCTGCGGTTTCTCCCCCTGACGTGTGCTCGTCCTTCCACGGACATTCGATATCGATGAAATCGCCGCCGTTGTCGATCACAACACGGCCCTGGGCGGCGAACCAGTCCCACAGAGGGTCGATGGACCCGGACAACGCAGGCAGCGCTGTCTGGACGCCCTTCAGCGTCCGTTTGGCCCCCTTCGCGGCTTTGGCTCGTGTGTCGAGATCGGTGCAACCCAACGCGGTGGCAAGATCGTTGAGTTCCCACACTTCGTCCGGGTTCCACTCGGTAACGCAGGATTTGAAGTTGCCACATCCCTGTTTGATGTTGCAGGATCCGGGCACCCGCATAATGCGATAGCAGCCGCCTGCACCTTTATCACCCCATCCCTGGTCGTGGCAAAACTGAACAAGCGCTTCGAACCTTTTAAATTCTTCCCCCGGTACGAGTGCGTAACCCCACTGGAAGTTATCCTTCGAGGTTTCGATCTTGTAGGTTGGCCGCAGCGGCGGCGGGGTTGCTTTCGTACCGATGTCATCGAGAACAAGAACATGATAGTTCACCAAGGTTGAGGTTTTACGAAGGACGGCGGTGCCCTTGGCGTTCTTCTCGCCGGTCACTGTCGAGACGCAGAAGTACCACGCCACGCGCTGCTTTTCCGGTTTCCACCGCGTGAAGACGTTGTCGTCGTCGGCCACGTTCCAGAAGCCCATGCCGTCGTCCGTGGCAAAACCCTTGGAGACGCACACGACCTCGCTGTCCGGGTCCGCGTCGGCGAACAAGGTGTCGAGGAACAGCCCCGGCCCCACCGAAGATTTGTCGGCCATATTTTAGATTCCTAAAAAGTTTCTTAACTCACCACGCTATGTGATGTCCGGTTCGTGGTTTTGCAGTTCGTCAAGGATGCCCGACCAATGTTCTTGGACTTTTCCTCAACCAATTCCTCGATTTCATCAGACTTGGCGTCGTCGCCCAACTCTTCCGTCAATGCGGGCATGTCCGGTTCCGAGATGTCGATGCTCTCCAGGTCCGATGCCCAGGTTGTCATCGCTTCAGCGCGTTCTTCGAGGAGCTGGCCGGTGTCGCCTTGTTGCAAACCATCGGGCATGTTCTCGAATTTGCTGCGTTGTTCCTCGGCCAGTTCTTCGATTTCGGCTACGAGGGTATCGCGTTCATCTTGGAGACCATTGTCGGCGGTCAAGTCTTCAATACGCTCTTGTAGCCCGTACGCAGCGCCCAGGTATTCCGACATCGTGAGCTGTGAGGCGCGCGGGTAGACCTTCGAGTAGCGCTTGACGCTGCTGCGTCCGCCACCAGTAATAGCTATCGCCCACGGCAATGCCGTATTCGGGCCGGGCCTTGCGTGCTTTTTTGACGTGGATAACTCTAGGCATGTCAATCTCCTTTCAAATGTGCTCGGAACAATTTCATCCATTCCCCCCGGTCTTCTACCCGTGCAAGCACCAGATCGTCCAAGGACCCCTCGCAGACCAGCGTCGTAATATCCACCTCGTGCGTTTGCCCGGTGCGCCAGAGACGGCCCATGGCCTGCTCCGTTGCATCGCGGCTCCACAGGGGATGGTAGATCAGGGCATCGTGGCAGCCATGCTGCAAGCCGTCGATGCCATGGCTCATTGAATTGAACTGGGCGACGAGAAGTTGGCGCTCGCCGCGCTTGAACGTTTCGATGTCTTCGGTAATAGTCTGGGTGTTGAGGAAGTGTACGGTAATGGCATTGAGCTGTTCGGTGTATTCATAGTAGATGACACCGGAACGTCCACATAGTGCATAATGCCACTTGTCCATGGCCGATATTCGTGCCCTGTCCAGTGTCCGTGCTCTGTTAATCACTTTGCCGGTGCGTGTGTGGCCGACGACCTCGTACAGGAAACCCGACGCGATTTGCCGCAGCTTGCCGGACTTGACGGCTTCGTTCGCCGCCTCGACGGTCTCGACAACCATTTCCTTTTTCATCTGGTCGTAGATGGCTCCCGTTGTGTGGGGTATGGAGAAGCGTGAAATATGCTCGAACAATGGCGGCAGTTCTTGATCCTTGTTGTCCTCGACCAGATGCACGAGGTCCTTCACGCGATCCAAGATCGCCGGTACGGCCCAGTCGAAGATCGTCCATTGGTGCCCACCGTAATCGAAGTAGCCGTACTGCTTCAGGTAATGGTCCTTGTTGCGGCCCAGCGCCTTACCACCGTCGAGGATGCGTGCCATGGGCTGTAGCTTCTCGAAGTCTTGGCTGACCGGTGTCGCCGTCATGCCGACGCGCCACGTGAAGCAGTCACCCTTCTTTTTCGTCCGCAAACCCCGCGCCTGCTTGCCAGCGGCCTTGGACAGTTCATCCACGATGACGCCGTCGGCTCGATGATCCAGTTGGAGCATGTGATCAAGATTGTTAAGACTGATGACAAGCACTTGGGCGTCGGGCGTGTCCACTAAGAGTTTTCGTTTATTGGGTGCTCCTTCGATCTCCTTGACAATGAGACCTTGCAGGTGTTCCCACTTGTCGGCTTCGTTTGACCAGACCTTGGTACTGACGATCGTGGCCGGGCAGGCGACGATGACCCGCTTGAGGTGACCGTCATCGATCAGTTCTTTGACGGTGGTCAGGCAGATGATCGTCTTGCCGTCGCCCGTCGCCGCCACGAGCAGCGAGGCGTCATGTTCGTAGAGGAAGTCGGCGGCGAGCTGTTGTTTGGGCTTGAGATCGGCTTCAGTCAGCATTTCAAAAACTCTCTAATAGCCTCGTCAATTCCTTCCCTGCTGTCGATCACCCGGACATCCAGCCCGGCGTCGGTCATGTGCGTGATCTGTCGATCCTGCAATGAAGAAAGCCTGCCCTTCTTATTGGGGTTTTTAAGTTCGATGAATACTGCCCGGCCATGTTTGGCGATCAGGGTGTCGGGTCCGCCCCGGCGACCCTCGAACTTGATCTTGCGCCACAGGATATCGCGCCGGGCGCACTGGGCCTTGAAATAGTTTTGTAAGGAACCTTCACCGGCCATTATTCCAGTACCTCTTCGATTTCCTTGACGCGCCCAGCGAAATAGATGCTTGTTCCATCGTCATTCCATGACATCGGATCGTTATCAAGTGTGACGGTGACATTAAGGGTAATTTTTTCACCCTTTCATAACCTTCGCTCAATCGTTTTACGACCATTGAGAATGTCGATCTCGGCAAAGCCGCTAGTTAATTTGGTCATTTCCCGTACCTCTCATTATGGGCGACACCGCCCGTGGCTAACGGCAGGCCTTCGGACCACCATGGATTTTCCAGCATGATCTCGTTGAGCAGATCGCCGTCGGCGCGCGGGCCGACACCGAAGGCCTCATCGTGTACGTGGCCCCGGATGTCCAGACCCTCGAACTCGGCCTCGACCAGAGCCTCACGCAGCAGACAGGCGGCGACACCCTGCACCGTGTTCTGGAACAGCAGCGCCCCGCGTGCGAAATTCCGCAGCGGCGGCTCGCCTGCGGCGGGCTTGAAGTGCGTTTGGAACGTCGGGCCGATGCGTTGCTCGCCCCATGGCGTGACGTATTCCTCCCAGCGGGGTTTTGGATAGGAGAGCAGGCGACCGCTGGGCAGCTTGCACCACAGGTAATTCTCGCCATCCGACTGGTAAACGACCCGGCCTACGGGAGAGGGTTCACCCGGCACCAGAACGGCCTTGTCTATGGCATGTTGGTAACGGGCCCAGATACCCGTGGCCCAAGGATTGGCCCGACGCCACAGGCGCACGATGGTCGCGGCCTCGTCCTCGGTGAACGTCACGCCGTACTTCTTGGCCATACCAATGAGGGCGTGAATGCCGCCACCGTATTGCAGGGACAATTCCGCGATCTTGCCCGACTGCCGGTAGGGGTGCGCCTTGTCGATGTCGGACTCCGGCACCTTGTACATGTCGGCGGCGGTGACGATGTAGACATCCTTACCCGCCCGGTACAGGCCGAGCTTGGCCTCGCCGGGGCGGCACTTGGATAACCACGGGGCCACGCGCCCTTCGATGGCGGACCAGTCGACCCAGTACAGGCCGTCCTTGGAATAGATCATGCCACGCGACAGGCGGGCCATGGTCTCGGCGGGACTGTCGATCTCGTACTGTTGCAGAATGAGATCGATCAGGGTCTGTGTTTTCTCGGCGTCGTAGGCGTCACGGCGCATGTTGTGAGGCTGCAAACCTTTGCCGGAAAAGCGGCCTGTACGGCCTGCGCCGTTCCAGAGGAAAGCGTTATGGACAAGACCGTCAACGTTTTGGTGGTGCGCAACCGAATACTTCTTGAGCACCGCCGATCCGGCGTCGTTAATATATTCAAGCAGCTCCCGCGCATCGGCGTTCAAGTCTTCGCAGTTCAACAGGTACTGCCGATGGTCGCTGTCCAGTGAAATCTTCTTGACGCCCTTCTTGTAAACTTCCAACAACTTTAACTGTTGCTCGGTCAACTTTGGGAACAACCAAGCATCGCGCGACTTGCGCTGCGTGTGCTTGGTCATCGTGCCACCGGTCAGGCGAAAAATATGTGCGTTGGCGTCTTCCGCGATCTCGTTGGCGTAACCCAGCGCCTGATCCGCGAACGCGGTGTCGATGGGAATGCCGCGCTCGTTGATGCGGCAGGTCAGGTGATACTCGGCCCACTCGGCGTCGGTCAGTTCGCGGCAGCTCAGGACGATGGCGCGCATAACCTCGACGTCGAGGACGTTGTATTCGACCATCAGGGCGCGGTCGTCGGCGTTTTCGGGGGCGAAGATGTCCTTGTGTCCCGTTGCGCAGTATTCATGAATGAGACGGGTGCCCGCCGTGTGCTTCTTAAAGGGCACGCCGATGCCCTGCGCAGCGGCGTCGAGACCTCCGGCGTAGCCGTTGGTCAGGGCCACTGCCATGCTGCACCGCCACTGGGTCATGGCAGGAGCATCGAGATCGTAGTCCGCAGAAATCACATAGTCGAACAGGTGCCGCTCGAAGTCGGCGTTGTGGGCGAAGATTGGCCCGCCAGAGTTGATATAGTCGATGACTTCCTGCGGGAAGGGGTTGCGCTTGCCGGTTTTCCAATCCCACGCCCACCAGAACTTGACGGGGTCTTCATCGAAGGCGTAAGCCTTGCTGATGACGTTGGTCGTCGGGTGCTGCGCGTAGCGCATCAACCCGTGCTTCAGGAGGTCTTCTTGGGATCGTGTTTCGAGATCAAGAAACAGCATGTTCTAGTGCCCGAAACCAATAGCTGTCATCTTGCATTAGCCGGTCGATAGGTGGGCGATTTTTGAGTGTGCGGCTCGGTTCCGGTCTGCGAAACGGAACCGGACAAGGGAGCCCGGTTGCTTTGTTTAGGGCCCTCATGTGGTACCGGATCGTGGAAATGGCCAGATCGGGTAGCGCGGCGTGAACTTCTGAAGATAAGGGGCAGTCGTGATTTGCCAGCATGTGTGACTTCATGAAATTGAAGACCCGGAGCCGGTTAATCCAGCCCGTTTGACTTTTTAACTGTGACATCTGATTTCTCCCGCTAAAAGGAAAGGTGCCGGGGGTTTCACGCACCCGCCCCCGGCGTGTCGGGCATAGCACCTGCTGTTGATCAGGCTGCGCTAGTCGACCGTTTGCGGCGGCGTTGCCGTTTGGGCGCTTCTGTCGTTTCTTCGGCAGGCGTTTCCTGGGCATCCGGTTCAGAGGTCTCTTCGGTGCTGGCTTCCGGCTTGTTTTCCGGTTCCGGGTCCTGCTTTTTGGTTTCCCCGGTTTTGGGCTTCGCCCGCGTCTTCTTGGGTGCTTCGATCTTGGCGGTTTCGTCCGGGGCATCTTCGCCCTGTTCGTTACGCCAGCCGATGATTTCGAGTTTCGGCGGGTAGATCATTTCACCGTCTTTGTAGGAATTTTCATACGGGGTATCGTGCTTCAGCTCGACAACCGGGTACAGGAATTCCGCCTCGGTCTGGGCACGGGCCATGACGGTTTCAAGGACTGAGTCGATGGCGCGGCGGCACCCGTCGGTGGAATGTTCCCACGACATCTGGATGCTTTCCTCGTCGCCTTCGTATTCGAGGACGCATTGGAAACCACGGGCTTCGGAGGCCGCTTGGGTTTTACCTTTACGGTCTTCGACGGCTTCGGGCTTCTCCGGCAATTCGTCCAAGAAAGAGGCTATGCGTTTGAAGACTTCGCGGTCGGCCCAACGGTGCCAACCATGCACGATGGAGCCCGTGATGATCGTTACTTCCGCGTTGGACAGGTCTTCGTTGTCTTTGCCGAAAGACCATTCGCCGGTGTAGCTGTCATACCGCATGTGCTGCATGTTGCCACTGGTCGTCGTCTGGACTTTGACCTTGGTGGTGAGGGCTTCTTGAAGATTTCCGCCCACACCTTTAACTACAGGAAAATTAGACATCGTTTCTACGTTCCTTCGTTCGGGTTTAAGATTTTCCTACCAACTTTTTCAAGTTATCAGGAGCATCGGGTGTGACGACCTCACGGTCGTCGTGATCCGGAGCCAGGGTGACGCCGGAACTCTTTTTCTCGATGAGGGCATCGAGATCAAATTTGTTTTTGCCGGTCCCTTTCACCTTTTCGACCTTGGCCGATTTGAAGGTGGCGAGGACCTGCGGAGCCGTCATCATCATGGTGATTTCGAACAGTTCGGGATCGAACGCGTGCTTGATGAGCGCGGCCTTTGCGGCTTCGGCGTCGATCCACTTGTTGGTGGCGCGCTTGTCCACGAGTTTCCAACCACCGAAGGCGATACCGCGTTGCATCTGGGTAAACAGCTCGCTCTTGACGGCGTTGACCCAGTCCTCGACTTCTTCGACGATGTCGGCAGCGGCTTGTAGCTCGGATTTTTCCTTAGTACCCAGTGTCTTGGCACCGACGATGTCGGCCTTGCGAACCTTGCAGTACGCCGCAGCGGGGCACCATTTACACTCGGGTCCAGGATTGAGGGGTGGCGCTTTGGAGCCGACGAGGTCGATAGCCTTCATTAATTTACCGGTGAAGGCGTCCAGTTCCTCCAGTGTGCAACTGTCTCGAAAGACGACACCTTTGCGTTTAGGTTGGATGATGGCCATCTCGATGGTCTTGACCTTGTCGAACATATCTTTTGTTGACGGGTCAGTGCGCACGGCGACGGCGATGAACATCATCTGGGCGTTTTTCTTGGCGTCGACCACGCCTTGACCGAATTTGTAATCCAAGACGAGAAGGGTTTCATGGTCAGCGGACAGACCTACCAGATCGCCGGTGCCCCCTGCTTCATCTTCGACGATCTGAACGAACGCCTCGACTTCCATCTCTTCGATATCGAGTTCGTCCAGCAATTCATTGGTGGCATTAAAGGCAATATAGGAGAGGTCGAGATCACCCTTGGTGAAGGTTTTTGTGGCAGCGCCTTCCTCGTAAACGAGGCCCACGTAGTCCTGTGGTTCTTTTTCTTCCTTCTGACAGTTCTCCTGCACCTCGTGGTGCATGGAACCGGCGATGGCGGCGGGCGATGGCGGGCGCGGTTTCAGGGTTGAACAGGCGTTAATCCATCCAGGGCAGGCGAGGGTGCGGGCGGCTGAAGAGCCGCCAATTGGCAGGTGCTTCATTCTACCTTCCTACTTTCATTCTTTCCTACGGACAACAGCAGTTGCTGCTGACCCCGTAAGGTTACAGCATAGCGGAAAATCTTGTCAAGAGTGACGTCGGTGACCCGTGTATCGTCCTTGATCAGCTTGGCATAGAAGGCAGGGTTGTTAAAGAGATCACGGCCCAGACGGCTCGGCTTGATGGAGAAATCTCTCATCAGCGCGTCCAGTTCCGCGATGGCAATATCTTTAATGCCCATAAACAATTGACTTTCGTTTTGTTTGATGTACCATACAGATTGAAATTCGATAGATCAACAGGAAAAGCGTGCTCAAATGAAATTCAGAGACATGATACAAGGGGATTTTGAGGTCTACTCAGTCGTATCTGGTGAAGCCTTAAGTACGGCGATGGATATAGATGCGGCAATGGCTGAACAGGACAAGATGGCCGTCGGTGCCGGATTTGATAATTTCAATAACGGTGCGGTGGATATTCGTCGGGTAGTGGTGGCAATATGAACTCGACCGCGACTTTTGACAAGGCGCTCCAGACTGTCACCGGTGACCGGGGCAAGTTCTATGGCCACCCTGTCGACGACTTCATCCGGGCGCAGCAGATCAAGGACGCCGTGTCGATCTGCGAGAACGTGCCGGTGCGTCACGCGCTGGAAATGATCGGCGTCAAGATGGCGCGGCTGGCCCAGACCCCGGATCACATGGACAGTGTCATCGACATCGCGGGATATGCCCGGACAATAGCCATGATTCTTGATCGGCAAGCGGAGGAAGAAAAGTAATGGGTTGGTCTGTCTACGTCGATCAGAGTGCGTTCTGTCTTGACCGGAAAATATACATCCGCCGGCGTTTCATCCCCGGTGGTGTTTCTAGTTATGTTCAGCTTCTCAACCGCATAGAGGTCCCGGAGAGCGGCGTCAAGCCGATAGCCCTGATCGAGACCGCCGAAGCCCTTGAGGAAGGTTATGACTTCCTTCAGGCGATGCTCGACGCGGCGTGGGCGCACGGCCTGCGGCCTCGGGCCAATCCTGACTTCGACAAGGAACAGGCGCACCTGAAGGATTTGCGGGTGTTGCTCAATCTCGAAGGCTCGACCTCCAAGGTCGTGAAGATTGAGCGATGAATACTGAAAAATTCGTCACCGCCGAGTACCACGACGGACAGGCCGCGTACCATCGGGGGCAGGCGCTGACCAGTAACCCGCACCTCGAAAATCCGAATGCCGGGCCGCTCTGGTACTGGGTCTGGGGTTGGCAGGATGCCATGGCCGACGATGTGCGGTCTATCAAAGAGACGATCATGTTTGCGGCGCAGCCGCGTAACGGAGAAAGGATAACTTGATGTCAGACCCTTGGAAACATAGAAGCGCCGGTATGCTTTGCTCCACGGGCATGTTTTTCGTGGAGAAGGTGGTGGAGTCGCATGTTTTTGTCGCAAGGGGGGCCAGACTTGGCGCTTCTGAACCCGGTGAGATCGCGGACATCAGTGCTGATGCGGTCGGGAAAGTTGATCTCGCTATCCGGGACACTGGTGCGGTGTTCGGGCGCTGCCGCCGCCACGCGCCGACGATGCAGGGCTACCCCGCCGTGTTCGGTAACGATTGGTGCGGCGACCACAAGCTGGATGAGAACAAGCGATGAAATACGTCCATGCACTGTTCGGCGGGTTCCTTGACGCCTACACCATTCTCAAGGACCAGACCACGGTCCTCGACGCTAACGACACGGCGCTCGTGCTCACCGAAGCCGGGAACCTCCAGCTTTTTCTACCGGAGAACGGTGAGATCTCCGACCGGGCGCTTGCGCTGGTCGAGATTTACAATGCCTTGTGCCGGGACAAGGCGGGCACCGTCGACAAGAAGGGACGACCATTGCCCGACAATATTCCATACCAAGGCTTCACGGAGCCGTTCACCGCGCGCATGAAAGCGAGGGTACCGGATGCCTGATCTCAAACCCGCTTCGATCATTCAGGATTCGAAAGACCCGGATGTCACGTGTTACGCCAAACTGCTTGTGCCCGATGGCGCGTTCATCACTTTTGAGATCAACCGGGGGTTGGCTTACGGCATCTTGACCGAGATGGCGTATCATCTGCGGCGTCAGGAAGGGATACAGGCGAATGCCCCCGTCGAAACACCGGCCTCGTAGGCTTGAAGGCGAGACCCAAACCTACAACCTGATCTTTCCGGTTGTCGTGTTGGACGCCGTGAAGACCCTTGCGGACAAGACCAAGGTTTCTCCGGCAACGATTGTTCGGGGGTACGTGACGGCAGGGTTGCGGCGGACCATCGATTCTGAAATCGTCTCTTCGAAGCCCCGCACGACACCCAAGCCGACGCTGGCGCAGACTGAAGAGGGGTTCAAGCTGGGTGTTGAAGCGGCTTGTGAAAAAGTTGCAACGAATGCCCGGTTGGGGATGAAGACGCCCGTTGGTATCACCATTGGTGAGGATATCGCCGGACGGATAAAAAGGGACTTGTTGGGATGAAGAACCCTCGGAAACGTGTGACAATTCTTGAATTTATTATCTTTGGTTTGGTGTGGCTGATTGGTTATTTGATTTTTCACAT